CGCTTCGACGTGGCTCGATTCCCACGCTACGACGTGGCTCGATCCCCACGCTTCGACGTGGCTCGATTCCCGCGCTTCGACGTGGCTCGATCCCCACGCTACGAAAAACCCGCGGCGCACGACAGCCACGTCCCCGGGCCGCACTTTGTTCAGGTCTGCCTGAGTTTTGCATTCGACGTAGTTCACGCCGCCGCCTTCTCTTCCACGAACATGACGCACTGCTCGTTGTCGCAGCCATCCGCGCTTAACGGGATGAACATGTCGAGCATCTGTTTGCCCGGGTTCGCATTCGGGTCCTCGTTGCAAAGGTCATACGCATGGAGCAGATGCGCGAACCAGATCGGGCATCCCGGTCCTTCCTCGGAGCCGTAATGGATGCAGCGGCGGCAGTAACGCTCCTCGTATGCCATGCCTTCGGTGCCGTTCGAGAAATAACCCATTACGCCACCGCCTCTTTCCGTTTCGCTCGCGTATGCACGGCCTCGCAGTCGGCGCGCAGGCAATAGTGGTTGCCGGTGAATCGGGAGTAGGTGTAGCGGCGCGCCGCTACGTCACGGCGGGGGATGGGGCGGTGACAGAAGTCGCAGGTCACGCGACAAGCTCCCTGATCGCGTCTTTGACCGCGCCGTACAGCACCATCGCGCGGCGGCGCTCCTCATCGTCCTCATCGAAAAGGGCTGGCTCGAGGCCGAGGTTACGAATGAGCCGTTTCTGGAATTCTGCCGTCGGCTTGTGGAGACCCTGCTCCCACTTGATCCAGTGGAAACGCGAGGTGCCGACGCGGCGCGCCGCCTGCTCCTGCGACCAGCCCCGCCGTGTGCGGGCGAGACGGATTTCCTGGCCAATCCGATGGTGGCGCGGCGACATGACGTGCGGAGTATTACATCACGTCACATGACGTGTCAAGCCCTTTGGCACTTTCGCCCGAGAGGAAATTCCCGGAAACTGCGTCACGTCATGGACGCGGCGTCACGTCATGGCACCCTTCCGGAAGCAATACGGGCACTCCGAAAACACCACGGCTCCCATGAGCGCCTGGCGAAAGCGCTTGGCACCTCAAGGCAGCGGGTGATCGACTGGGAGAAGGGCGCCTACCCACGCGACTATGTCGACGGGCTCATTCGTGAGGGGGTTCCGGCGGAGTTGTTTGAGTCGATTGATATAGGGGCCGTGATTCGTCGTCTGGTGGAGCTGGAACAGGAGGCGAGAGAACTCCGGCGCGCCCTAGAACGATCCGGGCACGTCTGAGTAAGTCGCATGCCGCCACGATCAGCACAAGCGCGTCCTCTAGCCCCTGTGGTTCGTCGCCCACCGGCCGTTAGCCCTCCAGCATCCTCGGATTGTCCGGCCGCAGAGGAGGCCGGGGGTGGGGCCGCAGTTCGCAGTTTACCCGCCGTTGCGAATTGTCAATCCCCCGCCGAGTCGTCTCTTCGCATCGCCTCCGCGCATAGGAGTAGGGAGGCGGTGTCGGTGAACTCCTCGCCGAGTTCGTCGACCCGGCCCTGGGCGTGGAGGGAGAGGCAGCGGGTTAGTTTCTCCAGCGAGCGGAGGATGGCGTACAGGTAGCGCGGCTCGCCGCTTGCTTGGGCGACGGCGCTAAAGTTGGCGAACGGGTCGGAGCCGGTGCCGTAGCCGCCCGACTTCGTCAGGTGCAGCCTCTTCAACTCGTTGACGAGCGCGAGATACTCCGGGTGTCCGCGCCCGCCGGCCGCCCGACAACTGGCGCAGTCGCCCTTGTCGCAGGGTTCCGGGCGCCCGCAAGGCGCGCGGCCCACGTCGACGAAGCCTGGGGCAGCAGGATTCGGCTCCCCGTCATCGGGACACTCGGCAAGCCGAACCTTGACGGGTGCCGCCTCGCTGTGATATTCGCGAGCGCGCGCGTGTAGCGTTATGGGACCGCGAATTTCGAGGGGCGGCGGGGATGGGGGCCTGGTCATCAGTCTCCTCCGTAGCGGTCGTAATCGTCTTTCGGGTTCACCTTTTTCCACCTTGGGCGCAGCAGTGTCGGCTTGTCCGAGCACCTGCAATTCTTGAAGCGGCGCTCTACATACCCGCCCCACAACGCAACCAAGATGATGCAGACGAGAATGCCGAGATAGAAGGCGGCGCCGGGGGCGACGGGGCCGATGACAACGCCGTGCGTGTCGGTACCGGGGACAGGGTGGGCGGGGGCAATGGCGATCACGCCGCGTACGCCGCCGGTTTCCGGCCCGGCCCCGATGTCCACAACCGCGGCGGACCGAGCAACCCCATTTCAAGTAGCCGCTGTCGCAACTCGATGTGCTGCTCGACATCGCCGAGGACGCGCCTGCGCGCCTCCGCAATCCCGCCGGGCGTAAGACGATTCGCCTGCCGCCACTTCTGCTGGTCCATCTGTACCTTCGGCGCCGCCAGCCCGAGCAACGCCCCCAGGTTCTCCTGCGATTTGGAGAGTCCATCGATCTTGACCAAATCCATCTTCGTGTCCTGGCTCAATTTGTCCCCGAGGACGGGGAGCCCGTGGTCGATCAGCGCCCCGTTCAGCGTCGGCAGGTCGTAGCCGCGTATGTAGTGCCCAGTCACAACGTCGGAAGTGTTGTAGAAGTCGGTCACAAATTCCTCCAGCATCTCCCGCGGATCGTCTCGGCCGAGCAGCCAGCAGCGGCCGGTCTTGCGGTCGAGGAAGCGGCAGCCGATTGCGGTGATTTCCCTTGTCACCCACTCGCCCCCGTACCAACTCAGCGGTCTACACTCGAGGTCGAAGTCAAGGATGCGCAGGTCGGAGTGTTTAACCCACTTCATCGTCGAGACTGATGTCGATGTGCTCGGCAAGGGCTTGCCCAACAAACGTCGTGTATTCCGCCTCCAATTCGAGCGTCGCGCCCTCACCGAGGGCGGTCACGTAGCGTGCCCAAGCGTCAGTGAGAAGTTTGTTCAGTGCCTCCTCGCGCCAATCGCTGATCTGTGTGTCAAGTTCTCGCGTGATGCGCCTGCGAACGCGATTCCAAGCCAGATCAGTTAAGTCCTTGCTCCGATAGCGAGCCAAGACGTTCCTCCTTCAATAGTTGGTGTCGCTTGGCTTTGCGATGTAGCGCCATGCGTCTACGATTGACGAGCTGGTATTCGGCGCGAAAGAAGAAGTTGCTGTCGAACTCCCGCCGGAACCAGTTGCCCTTTCGTTGGCGCTCCCTTTCTGCCCACGCCGGGTCTTCTGCATATCGACGTGCCTTGCGTCGTCGATCACCCTCACGCTTGTGGATAAGGCATTCCCAATACCCACCAGTGATCCTGCGACGATCCTTGTGCCAGAACATCGCCTCGCTATGACAAGAGCATGCTGGCGCGCGCCCCCTGCGGGGCGGGTCGGCCGAGTTGGGTGTATGGGGCGCGTCCTGCGCGGCGGACGCCAACTACGCGGAGGGTGCGTTCAGCTTGGCCAGGCCGCGCGAGACCGCGTAAGCAGCAGCGGCGACGGACGCGCCGATCGCGGCGTAACGCGGGGAGAGAACTGTTGCGGCAGAGGAGATCACAAGCCCCGTGATCGAGAGGGCCGTGATCCAAAATTCGGACGTGCGAAATCCCGGTTTCATTGATCCTCCTTCGTCGGCCCGGTGCGCTGCTGCACATTCCGCAACCGGACGATGTGGGCGGTCAAGAGCGCGAGAGCGCCGAGGAGCGGGGCGGTCAGCCAAGGCCAGCGCTGCTGCAAACCCCAGACGGTCTCGGAGATCGAAGGGATGGGGAGTTTGCCGGCGACGGCAGGAAGCTCGAGGCAGAGGATGAGTAGGGTGATCCCACCCCAGAGCATCCAGCCGATATGCTCGCGAGTCACCCCGGGCGTCCCGACGAACCGCCACGCCGGACAACCGCCCGGCGGACAGGGCGGTGATGCGGCCTGCGCGGGCGCCCCGGGACGCGGATGAAAATGCAGCGACTCTTGCGCCGCGTGCGCCGATAAACCCCGCCGCCATCCGCCTGCGAACCACCCGTGCCCGGCGAAGTATTGCCCTCTACCGTGCGGATGTAGAGCGGGTAATTGTGAATGACGAAACCGACATGATCGGGCCAGCTGTCGGCATCGAAGTTGAAGCAGACGAGATCTCCTCGCCGCGGCCCCGTCGTCACGAGCCCTGCCATGCGCGCCCAGTTGAGGACGATCCCAACCGAGGGAGATAGGGTGGGTAGCCTGTGCCCGGCCTGCCGATAGCACCACTGGACGAACGACATACACCAGGAGTAGCCGACGCCGGGTAGATCATCGGCGCGCTCGTACTGGTCGACCCGCCTACCCCGGTTGTGAAATCCGATCTCATGTATGCCTACTTCGCCCAGCGCTATCTCCAGCGCGCGCTCCCGATAGGTCTTCACACGAGATGTCCGGCGGCGAAAAACGCGAGCCCGAGCGGAACGAGCGCCAGCCCGCCCACCGACACCCCCGCCGCTGCAAAGGCGAAGATAATGACGCTCCCCAGAATCAGGATTGCTCCTGCGTTCACTTCTCCTCCATTTCCTCGATGACCCTGCGGGCGGCTTCGTTCAGGCCCTTCAATGCGAGCGCAAGCTTGACCGCCATCCCCTCGCAATTGTCGAGCTGCTTGTTCAGGCGGTCGATCTCCGCCCCCTGCCCGACTACGAGCGCCTCTAGCTCAGCGATGCGGCGGTCGCGCTCGTGCCGGATCGGCTTGCTCACGAGCAGGCCAAGAATCGAAACACGGCGAGCGTGGCGCGCGTTTCGGCCTGATTGCTTAGAAGCACGCTGCGCGGAATCTTGAGCCCATAGGCCCGGACAATCGGGCCGGGGTTCTCATCCAAAAGCTTTTGCGTCCGCCTCGCGGCCCCCGCCTCCTTCGCCTTGAGGGCGCAGAGCACATCGTGCGAGGTGGCGTTTGTCTGTATCTGCCGGAAACCCTGGACTCCGAGGACTAGCACCACCGCGCCCAGGATCATCAGAAACCCCAGCCAGACTCCGCTTAGCGGATTGGTGGCCCGGCCGTCGTTCACTGGGAAATCAGATAAACGGCCAGGGCTGAAACGAACGGGGCAGCGAGCGCAAGCCCTAGCAGCTTGGACTGGAAGTTTTCCAGGGCCTTGATTCGGCCGTCGATCCGGTCGCTCTCCTTGTCGCTCGACTCCTTTAGGACAGAGGCCGACTCGATCACTTTCTGAGCCAGGAGGTTGCTCGCCTCCTGTACATTCTCCTTCAACTGTTCCAGCTCGAACCTTCGGGCGTATTCCTCCGGGAACCCGCGCAAGGTTTCATCAAGGCGCTGCTCGGCCTTGACCACGGCCTTCTCCTGGTTCTCGAAGCGCTCCTCCATACGCCTGTCGCGCTCGCCGTCGAGCTTGTCTCGATCCGCGAGGATGCGCTCGAAAAAGCCCCTGGTATTGATCCGTTCATCGAGCAAGTTGTGATACTCCCCACTCATCGGCGCCCCTCTTTCCCGGTAGTAGTCGATCCCGCGCGGATGCTCGTTGTCCCAGACACTTCTCAACCCCCCGGGGCTATGTCTTCACGATGAAGTTCAAGACAACGAACGTTTCCAGGGTGGTGATCATCCAGCCGCTCATGCCGCCTCATAGGTGAACTCGATAGAAAACCAATCCCCGTTCACCCATGTTGCCGGCGCGGTGTTGGTGACGATCACACCGGGAGAGGCGGTGGTGTAAGCAGTGACGCTACTGGACGTTTGCCAAACCATCAGAACCGGGTAGAAGATCCCGCCGCGATTGAAGATCCCCTTGCCCGCGATGCCAGCCAAAAGCGAGGTGTTGGCGGCAACAGGAAGCCCGAAAATGTAGTAGCCCGAACCGAAAGTGGTGCTGCTGCCGGGGGCGATGTAGATTCGCCCGGTGACGGTCTTGCCCACCTGGACATAGCGACCGAAGACGCTGCCGTTACCAATCACGGGATTCGCTCCGGCGGCGGCCCAAGACGGCGTGAACGCTGTCCAGGCCCCCGCCCACTCGGCCTGCCCCGTTGAGGCGTTGTAACGCAAAAGCAGCTTGTCGGCCGGGGTGGGGGCGAGAACCGTCGCGGGAATCCCCCCGCTCGCATTGAGCGACAAACCCATCCCCGCCGTCGGGTTGACTGTCACATGGGGCTTCCCGAGCTCGGAGGCTGGCCTCGCAAACGAAGGGTCGGTCATACTTCCCTGACTGGAACGACCGCGATGAACTCGTTCTGCCTAACCCTTTTCAATTGAAAACCGTCGTTCTCAATGATTCCGGTGAAAGAGCCGAACTCGTCGGTGATTGAGACCGGAGTCCCCGACCTCGCCGCCGACCGCAGTTCTGTCGCCATCTCCAATCCGTCTTTCGGGTGGTAGGTGCCATCCCGCAACCTCACCGGCATTTTCCCGTCTCTGCCGGTGCAGTTGAGGATGAAGGTGTCGCGGCGGAAGGGAAACTGCTGGGGTGCGGCTCGCACCGATTTGCGCTTCAACACCGGCCCGAGTGTCGAGGTGCCTCTGTTCAGGGTGGCCTTGATAGCGATGCTTCTGCCCGACACCCCAGCCGGGAACTTGTATTCGGCGCCGCTGACAGCCCCCGCCTGCAGTAGGGTGAACGCCCCCGCCGTGTCGTTCACCCTGTAGGACACATCAACAGATCCACCATCACCATCAGTAGCCGCATCGAAGTCCACCCTCGCGCCCAGGAACAGCTTGTCCAAGGACGAATCGAAGTCCACCAGCGAACTCGTCACGGTCGTAGTCGTGGCTATGCTGCTGCTTGGGTACAGGTCAGCGCTGGTAAGAACCCCGCCGCTCAGAAAACTCCGCCGCCCACCCACCGTAATCGTGCCCAAGGTTGACAGCCCAAAGCGCTGCACCCCGCCATCGGCAAGGTTGTAGTACATGAACTGGTTGGTGGCGGCTTCGGTCCAGACCACGCCGCCGTCGAAGGGCGCAATGCTCGGCCCCACAACCGACAACCCCGGTGCCGCCTGTGATTTCCACAGTAACCCCGGTGTGCCCTGGGCAAAGTAGTAGACGGCCTGCACCCCGTAGGTGCTGCCGTTAATCGTTTGCTGCAACACCCCCGCCACATAGCAAATGCCGTTCGAGACAACAGCGTCGGAACCAACAAACCCAGGATCGAAGCGGTGCAGAAGCACGACCCCGGTGCCGTCGTACAACCACAGGCTAGAAGGGCTGACCCCACCGAAGTAGATCAGCAGGTCCCCACCGTAAGGGAGCAGCTTGGAGCCGTTAGACCCGCCAGGGAGAAAGGCGGCACCGTCCGCGGTCAACCAGGGGAACAGGGAGGTTAGGGCGCCGCTCGTGTCCCAGCGGACAAGGTCACAGGTGGTGTTGCGGAGCCCATACAGAGTGTTGTTTAGAAACGCAAGGGCGTCCGCGCCGCTGGCGGAGAAGGTGTTGAAAACACTGCCGGTCCATTTGCGAACCCCCACCGTGGGGTTGACGCTGGAGGTTAAATAGATTTTGGCGCTGGCGTCGTTGGCGATCCCGTGCCGTGACGGCGACACCCCAAGCCCGTGGGCGCCCCGATCAGTGGCGGTGCCGGATGGGTCAACCTCATAGAGGTTCGACGCGGTGGCGGCAAAGATATTGCTGCTCGCCAACCCGCCGGCAACCATCGCGACCGGGGAGGCTGGGAACGACACCGACGTTTTCGCGTATCGCATCCCCACCGCACCGGGCACCCGCACATCAACATTGGTGCCGGTGGAATACCGCCGGGGGGCCAGGTCATCCGCCTGGCGAAAATACTTCTGCTCCTCCCCCAACGACCAGTCCCTTTGCGTCCACGTCAGCCAGAAATCCTGTTGGTTGTCCCCGTAATCCCCCTGGGTGTTCTGCCTGGTGACGAAGGTAGGGGTGTAGCCGAACTGGGCTTTGACTTCTTCAACGTCGGCGAGAAGATAGCCCTGGCCGTTGATAATTACGTCGAAGCGGCTCGGCACCTCGCTTGCCGCCGCCATTTAGAACACCGAGACGACGTGCTTCGGCATTGGCGGCATCGCCGAGTCATTCAGGCGCTTGTAAAAACGCTGCAAAAGTTTATCCGACGCAGCCATTGACGATCCTGTCCGGTTGGCCTGCTCGCGATCGTCGATTACCCCGGTATCAACCCGCACTCGTCCCGCTTCGCCGGAGGCAAGTAGCATCGCCGCCGCGTATAGGGTCGGCAGATATTCGGCCTGAACCGGAAAGAATGCGTCAAGGGTATTGGCCGGATTAACTCCTAGCTGAAGATGGGTAAAGGGGCCGTACCCGGAAATACGAATGCGTGAGCCTGCGACCGGTTGGCGGCGGAACTTGATAAAGGGAGTCTCACCCCGAACAACCCACCAGGCTTCGTCCTTGTGGAAGGAAGGATCCCCCGTCTCTTTGAACTCGATCTCAGACAGGTAAGGAATCGGTACACCGATCCCGGACATATTTGGAACCAAGTATTCGTAGTTGGGATCGACAATCCCCGTGTACTCAAGCGAGATTGGACGGTAAAGCAGCGGAAAGCAAGCGTCGAGACCTTCGTTTAGGGAGTCCAGAATCTCGACATCTAGAAACGCCGGGTGAATCAAAATTGCAGCGCTCGATGCATGTGAGACTGCGCTCGTGCCTCTCACCGCCCGGCGGACGGTGAGAGAGAAGGCATCTGGAATTGCTTGTACTCGCATCGCCTCTAGGTCAACCTGGATAACCGAGTTGACTCCATAAAGAGAAGAGTCCTCAACCGAGAGCGTAGTACCCGACGAGGAAAGTGACCCGGCGGCTACACCCAAGTCAGGGTAATCGCGGATCAGCCTGCGTGTTCGTTGCACGAGTACCGGGGCGGAGGTGGGCACCTACGGAGTCTCCCTTTCGATCAGGCTTGGCTTGTTACTAGCAAACTGGGTTAGGGTCCCCCGTGTCCCCGCGGAGACCGTCAACTCGGGCTGGTGATGAGCAACCGAATCATGGCGAGAACGAAACGTCACAACTAGGGATGCCAGGGCAGACGAGGCCGTGGTCAGCGCCTTCGCTATCGGCGCAATCACCGTGGCCCTGATGAGCGTTGCGCCTTGGCTTTGGCTTGTTGTCAGGGTGATGCGCGAACCCAGTTGTGAAGATGCGGCTGCCTGGCTGTTGGCGAGAAGCGCGAACAGAACCGACTTCACCAACCCGAGGGCCGTACTTGTGGCGGAGGCGGTCAGCGTTTTCAATTGCGTTGCAAGCTGTGTGGAGAGGGTTGCGACCGAAGACGCAGCCGAGCTAAGCCTGAGCGCTGTGACGATTTGGACAAACGCCGACTGACCCTGCGTTACCGACAGGACTTTGCCGTACACATACGAGAAGGCCAGCGAGGCAATGGGGGTAACGCTGGAAACGATCGGGGGCAGCGGGAGATTGAGCAGGGACGTGGAGAGCGTCTTGCTCACCCTGTTAACCCGCGTCGGAATCGCCACGACCGAGGTCGTTAGCGTCTTGAGGGCATTCAGCGCCGCGGATGCCGCGATCGTCGCGGTTGCTGTGGCCGATGTGGACTTCGTTTCGCTCGCACGCTTCGAAACGTAGGCGGCCGGGGGAAGGGTAGCCAAGACCGCCTTGCTGATGGCCATCGACAACGTCGCCAATGGGGTTGTGGTCGCAGCGTATGTGCGATAGGCAACCCTGTTGGCCTTGGCCTGATAGCTACGAACCCAGTTCGTCCGTTTTGCCAGGGTTGCGGTTGCTGTGACCGGCACCTATGGCACTACGATCTTGTTGACCTGCTTAGGAGATGTCGCCGTTCCCCCACTGGATGCCGAGAGCGTCTGGTTGTACTGGACCGCCCCGGAGGTTGTGTCCAACTCAATAATGAGAGAGGCGAAAGGCGTGGGACTAGTACTGCCCCAGGTAACCGTTGTGCCTGTGAAGCCCGAGTTGCGGCCGATATATTCCAGTCCCGCCGTGGGGCTGGTTATGCCCAGATCGTCCAGCTCGGTCCACCCTGTCGGCGGCGTAAGGGTAGCTGGATTCGACGTATTTGCCACAGCGCCCAGCGTCGGATTGCCGGTCAGTGCACTGTTGCCGAAAACGGGCGCAGGAGTGGTGCCGGAGCCCTGGTTTTCCTGTTTCGCTGACTGGAGAACCGCCGCGGCCCCGGTGCGAGACATACCACTAACACGAGCGACCACCATTAGAACGCCCGCAGAAGCATCGCCAGTACAGTCAAACGTTACTGTCATCGACGACGCGGCGGCAAGAGCATTCGCCACGAAACAGTAGAGGGTTGAGCCGCTACTTATGTAAGAGGCGCTAGTGGCTTTTGTCCAGCCAAGCCCCTGAGTGTCCGTCATAGAACCCGCCGCAACAGTTAGGGTGGCTGCGACAAACGCTACGAGCAAGTCGTTCGCGGCGGGGGTGAAAGAGGTCGCCGTATAACTGGTAGCGTCCGTGTTGTCGCCGAGTTGGACCGCGCCTATGATGGTCGCCAAGAAATCCTCGCTCTCGGTATCGCTGCTGGCGTCCTGTTGTTGATGTTGTTAATCCCGGCTCTGGTAGGTTGGGGAGATTTGTGTCGGGCCGCGACCGCTCCCATGCTCCTCGAATGGACGCTCTACCCTGCTTTCCGCCACTTCGAGATGCGGGGGAAACGCCCCTTACATCGGCTGCTGCCGATCCGAAACCGGGGAACCGCGGTCGCCAGGTTCCGCGGCGGAACACGGCTCCGGCTCGACCTGTCGCAGCCCTTCGAACGGGACTACCTATTCGGCTTGTGCGACCTGCCCGAGTTTGCCCTGCTGCGTGAATTCCTCCGCGGTGACTTCGTTGACGTGGGTGCCCACATCGGTCTCTACACGGTCGCCGCTGCCCGCTTGAAACGAGGACGCGTGCTGGCGTTCGAGCCGAACCCACTGACCAGAGGCCGCCTGGAGGGCCACCTGGGCTTGAACGCCTGCTCGAACGTGCTCGTCATCGGCAAGGCGGTGTCCAGCCACTCCGGTTCAACACAGCTACTTGTCCCGATTGGAGGTGACTCCTCTTGGGCGTCGCTTGAAGCGAGCCAGCCCCTACTTGGGGAAGTCAGAAGGGTTGAGGTGGAGACGACAACCGTCGATGCCGAGGTGGCCCGTCACGGGCTCGCGCCAAGCATGATCAAGGTGGACGTAGAGGGCCACGAGCTCGCCGTTTTTGGCGGGATGGCCGAAACCATCGAGCGGCATCACCCGGCCCTACTGTGTGAGGTCACCGGCGAGAGCGCCCAGGTCATTGAATCGAGTCTCGACGGATACAGCGGTTTTCAGGTGTGGCCGAGGCGGCTGCGCCCGCTCCCTGATTGCAAGGGTCCTTTCAACGCTTTGTTTCTACATCAATGCGGATGACCCAATGCGCTGATGTCGGCTGTGCCGAGAAGAACGTCGCGCGTTATCGCCACGGCAAACCCCCCGAAGGTCTAGTAGCTGGGTTGGTCAAGAAGCGCGTAGAGTCGCTGGCCATGCGCACCCCGCGGCTCGTGAAGGACTCATGGACGGGACCGTTAAGCGACGGTCTCGGGGTGATAGTCGGCACTCTGCTGTTACTGCTGCTAACCCCGGTTTTGATTTGGGGTTGGATGCGACAGTTGTTGAATCGCGGGTAGCTCACGAGTTCCTCTCGGCGGCTCCCGCATCAGCGTTCGCGTTCTGGGGTCGGCTCAAACCGGCACGGTCCGGTGTCGGGCAGCCACCGTTAACGCTGCCACATGGAATTGAGTTGTCGGCGGCCCAGTTCACCCCGGAGAGGTTGAAGTTGAATGTGACGAACGAGGTGGAGTCAACGAGTTTCCCGACCATCCCGTCCCCGGACGGGTCCCAGGTCATCATCGTGTCGTTTGATCCGCCACAGGCAGTGTCGCCACTAGCGGTACGAAACCAGGTGTTGTAGGAGAAATCGACGTTGGAGAAACTGCACAGGTTCGCGCCGCCCTGCCCGATGTTTCCCGCGATCACAGCATGCGTGGTGGCGTTACCGCAGATGGAGACGCTGGAGCAGGAAAGTGGATATGAGTGCCGCGCGAACGTGTTGAAACGAATCTTGAACGACCCAGTTGCCGGGTTGTTCTGGAGGAAAATCGTCTTGCTTGAGAAGTTGGTGCAGGTGGAGGCTGTGTCCCCGGCGCAGTTTAGCGCTTCGCCAAACCAGTTGTTGACGATATCGACACCCTGGAAGGTATTGGTGCAGCCGACGCCGCAGTTATCGCGGAACATGTTGGTGATACCGTTCCCCCAGAATTTGTTTCCTGAAATCGTCAGACCGTTGGCCGAATAAAGCCAGAGTCCCTGGACGTGAACGGCGTCGCCGCCCTGGCAGTCGGTGAGCGTGACGCAGTTGTGCTCATGGATATTCGAGTTACTGAGCGTGACGTTTGAGTTCGAGATAAAGCCGCCGACGCCGTTCGCCTGCCGATAGCCCTGGTTGAACTCCGAGTCCGCCTCGGTGCCTGGCTTAGCTACTAGCTCCGGGCCATCATCTAGACGCGTGAGCAGTACGTTGGAGGACCCCTTGACACGAAAGTTCCTGTCGTCGAGCCCGTCGATGGTGATGTTGTCGGCGCTGCCATTCAGGATGATGGTGCCGGTAGCTTTGAAGTTCGAGTTACCTTCACCAACCGTGGGACTCATCGTCCCTAATAGCTTCACATAGGTGCAGGAGGCGGTTGTCCACACCCCCGACCCGCCGGGGTCTGAGCCGAACAGAATCCCGCCCGTTGTCACAGTCGCCCCGGCAGCGGGCCGGAAGGTGATAAGCCCATTCCCCGCCCGGGTTGCGGAGTTACAAGTTTGCGACCCATAGCTTCCGCCGGCCATCTCGACCGTTTTTGGAGACGTGGCCACAGCCGCAGCGGTCGCATATGCCTGGTTCATGCTTCCGCACGGATTCCCCAGGGTGCAGGCTGTCCCTGAGCCGGATGTCGAGACAAAGAAGTCAGCAGCAGTCGCTCCTGCCGTGGGGCCGATAACCGCCGAGGTGGCCGTTGACGATCCACTCGTATTCGTGGCCGTAACCTGAACGCGGTGATACTTCCCATCGTCACCGACAGTAAGCGCGTAGCTCGCCTGGTCCGAGCCGACATTGAGCACATTGGCAGTAAAGGCAAGATTGTCGGCACGCTGCCACTGATAGCTGAAACTCGCGGGGTTCTCTGTCCACGTTCCTGTGCTCGCAACGAGAGGCCCGACCCCAACCTGATCGGTGCCCGTAATCACGGGGGCGGCCGTATTAACCGGCGCCGATTGCTGCTTGTAAATGTAGGTGCCTGTTGCTAGGAGCGCCCCCAAGATTGCGAGCGCCCCGATAATCCTCGGCCGCAAGCTAAACGTACTTCCAATACAGGACGTGAACGGTGGCCAGCGTCGTCTTGGCGATCATCTTGAAGTTCGCAAACGACGCAAGGTCAAGCTCGATTACGTTTCCAGCAACAACAGGCGCGCCATTCCCGGCGGCCCCCGTTGTCGGCGTCGTCCCGTCCTCGTAGTAACGAATGTCGGCCGTTTCTACGAACAGCATGGCGTGAGTCGCAGCGCCGGGAGGAGAAAGCCCTACCACCCCCCCGGTGCCGACCGTCAGTTTTTCGGGCGGGCCTACCGGCGTCCGACGCAGGGGGCCGACGAAAAGATGCTGTGCTTTCTGTCCGCCCGAAAGACCGGTGGCCCGGATTACCTCGTTGCCGCCCGTAGTGGAGACCGTGAAGTCGTCGGCCACGAGCTATGCACCCCCGGAGAGGCTATGCGTAGCGCAAGAGGTATGCCCTGACGGCCTCCACGAGATCTTCTTTTTCGAGATAGCCAATTGCGTAGTTGCACAAACGACAAACCGCGCCCCTGACTTGGCCCGTGATGTGGTTGTGATCCACATGGAGCCGAAACTCGTCCTTCTCAGCCCCGCAGCAATCGCAATGCGTCGCGGACGCAAGTCGATCAGCTTCCTCTTCTGAAATCCCGAATTTTCGCCGCAGGTGGTAGCGGTAGAAGTATTCCTGCCTTGCCTCAAGAGCCTCTGGTCGCCGGATGTGCTCGTAATGGCATTGACGGCAGTACCTCGTCCGCCCGCCGGTGACGTTCTTCGATCGGAAGAAATCGTCGAGAGGCTTGATGGACTTGCATCGGTTACACCAACGATGCGTCTTTGCACACTCTGGGCAAAGCGCCCGTCGCCAGTCTTCCAGCACGTTCCGGCACCGCCGGCACTTCTTCGGTTTCGCCACGAGAGAGACATTAGCACACTCCGTCCAATTTAGTCAAGTCGACCCTATGTCAATTGGACTTTGTGAGTGAACTGGATAGAGTCACCGTTGTTCAAATTGATGACCGAGAAGGTCGCCGACGTGAACATATTTCCAACCGTTGACGCATCGAAAAGACCGGCCTCGTCAACCGCCCTAGTGGCCGTCGCAGAGACAGTCCCCTGCGACTGATATGTGTCACCCGTCTGTGTGGTGGTAACGACAGACTCCGTGCCGGCCGCCCGTGTTTCCACCTCTGTAGACAGAGCCGTGTCGGCCGCAACTGCTGTGCGCGCAGCGGCCGTCGCGCCCGTTCCCATCGCACAATATTTCGGCGATGCTGTGTAAGTGCCCGGAGTGGTGCGAACCCGGTCAGCCAGGATGGCCTTTCCTTTGTTCGTCACCACAGTTGCGGTACCAAACGCCATTTCCTATAGCTCCTTTCCTGCTGTCGTAATGCGTGATCTGAAATTGCGGTGACGAACACGCCAAGCGAATCGCTTAAGCGGGTTGCGATGCCAGTAAGCAATCTGTCCCTGCGGCTCCCTCGTCCCATCAGCGCGGATCACGACCGCCTCCAAAGACACTGACTGGGGGACATCCGTCCAACTCTGGAGCGGTGTTTTCATTCACCGACCCGTACAAGCTCGTCGGCTGTCAGCACTTTCTCGCCCTCGTCAAACTCGACGAGAAACCAGGTGCCCTCTTCGTTCGCTACTTCCTTGACGACACCAAACTCGCCCCCGGCCGCATCGATACGAATGATCGACCCGGCGGCATGCTGTGTCGCGAGCTGATGGTCCCAGGCAACACGGTCGCCGGGGCTAAATGCAGCCATACAGGCTCCTCCTTAGTAGGGGCGTTTCTTAGGCCGCTTGCGGCGGTTCATCGCCCGGCCTCTTTAGGTAGTAGACGTTGCCGTGACGCTCGTAACTGGTGAGCCTGTCGCCGAACGGGCGGTAACCCTCGGGAGCGGTGCGCCACTCCATTTCGGGCTGCCTGTTTGCTCGTGTGTGCGCGGCCTGCCAGTCAGTAGCTTTCTCACAGGGCGTGAAGTTGTAGTGCTGCGTCCTGCAGCGGATACAGGTTGGTACCAAAAGAACCTCCTGGTGTGCGGGGGCGACTTGCGCCGCCCCCGTCACTGGTAGTGCTACGTGCGGTTGCTGAGGTAGACGCCGACTTCCGGGTTACGGAAACGCAACGTCCACTCAGCGCCCAACCGTCTTTTCACACCGTCCACGAAGTCCGTTGCGGCAATGACGAACATGCCGCTCCCCGCGAACGGGTGTAGAGACACCTGTTCCTTGGAGTACAGGAAGGCATCTCCGGTCTTGACTCGGCCATCAACAACGATGTTGACGACGTTGCCCTGGGCGAGTCGTACCTGCTGGATTGTGTAACCAGCCTGGGTGTCGGATTCGAGCATCCGGCGATTCGACGAGTCGATCGCCGCAAGCGAGCCGACAAGGTCGGTTCCGACCGTCAGCGTATCGTGGTACTTGCCACGATCCACCGCCGTCTTGTTGTGGGTGTTGAGCACAGACCAGGCCAGCGCCTCCGATGTGCTGGAGGTGATGCCGCTGTTATCCCTGATCCATGACCGCATCCCACCGCAAGTGCGATATACGGTGTCGGAACCCGCCGATGAGGACTTCTCTCCGTAGAGGGCCATCCTCGTCAGGTCGAACTTCAACTCGATCGCGCGGTTGGCGAGCTGGCGCGAGACATCCAATGCAATCGTCGCCATCTTGCGGTTACGCTGCGTCCGTGAGACGAGCAGATCCCCGGCAAAGAGGATCTCCGTGTAGTTCTCCCTGACCACCGGCTTGACCGACTTATCAGAGCCGATGTCCGAACCCTCCTGACGGGCACTGAAGGTCGCCAGGGTCGCCCCGGACGCGATCGAGGCCGCCACCGTCGAGTTGTACGTTCTGACGACGGTAAGCGAATCGGTCGAGATATCCGTGACCTGAAGAACCTCCGACGAGTTGATCGCCGTGTCATAGATCAGGTCACCGATTCCGAAGCGTGCACCATGCCCAGCGGTAAGCGAGAGCGTGGTTGCGGTGGAGGTTGCTGACGCGGCCGTTGTTGCCGTGCGCGCGTTCAGGGCCTCCTCGTTCCAAATAAAGGCCGTGTCCTGCGCCGGCTCATCGAACTCTACGTTCAGCCCCTTACCGAGTAGGCCGAGTTCCAGGTACAGCGCCTCGGAAAGAACCGGGGAGATGTCCCGAATCTGCGACTTGTCGGTGATATCGAATGAAGCGAAGGGTGAAGCTGCTGCTAGAGCCATGTCCTATCACCTCCTTTCGGCTTGGATTTGCGTAAGCCCCTTCACGCAGTTCGCTCATCCGTCCGCCTTCGCGCTGGCCGCATCGGTGCGCGCCACGAATCGCGTTCGCTCGAGGGGGTTGCGCTTACTGGGGTAAGGAGCCCGCCGCCTGTGACGGCTGGGCGGACTCAACGAATTACTACCGGCCGAACTCTGGGTCGTTCGTTGTCAGTCCAATGTCAATGTTCTTTTCCGGCCTGACCTGGGGGGCGGCACCATGCGTATCGAGCGGGATGTCGTAGCCACCCGCAGCGCCATGTGAAGGACTGTTCGGGCCATGCTCTTGTGAGCCCGCCCGTGGGCTTGGGCGACCGTGCGAACTCTTGATGTCGCCATTGAAATCAATCTCGCCGGATGCCCCCGTGCTGGGAATGTTTGGCATCTGTTTCACCCCCCTTGTTTCATCAGAACGCCAATAATCTTGGCGAGGTTCCCGGTCTTGCGAGCCGCCTCGAGTTCAGCCTCGTTCGCACTCGCCTTGACAGGAACGACCCCGGGGCCAGTGGTAGGAGCACCCCAGGCCGCGGCTGCCTCGCCGCGACCCTCGGCCCTCGCCTGTTCCTTTGCCGACTGTGTGACTTCAGCCAGCCTCTCGACCAACGGCTTCACATAAGGCAGGATCGCCTCATGCGCAGCCCTCGCCTCGCGCAAGAACGCACGCCGCGAATCGGCCTTGATGTTGGCGAGGGCATGCTCGGAAAGAGGAAAGTACTTCTTCGCCTCCGCCTGCCACTTGCCCTTATTCTGCTCGGCCAGTCGTTGCTCTAGCCAGACAGCCTTCTTTTCGGCGGCAATCCGCCGCTTGCGCTCTTCGCTGTCAGCCTCGAAACCTTCGACATACTCCTCTTCCCCGCCGGAGGTCTCCGCCTCCGCCTCGGCCTCAAAATCCGGCTCGTCTAATTCGGCGAGCAGGTCATCCGGGACATCGGCCTCGTAGCTGGGTATCTCAACTGCCGCCTCTTGCTCTACTTTCTGAGCGGCGGCTGCCTCTGTGCTGCTCGGAGTCTCCTCCGCTTCGACGGACTGGCCCGTCGCGTCGGCAAGTTCTGTGGCGAGAGCATCGTCCCTGGTCACGGGAATTTTCTCAACCAACTCGCCTGCGAGTTCGGGCGTAAGTCCGGCGGCAGCATCGGTGGCTGCACTCAACTGGTGCTCCTTTCGGTTGTGGTACTAGGCCGCTATGTCGGGCTTCGTGCGACCGCCCAAAAGGGACGGGGCGGAAAGCCCGGTCGCGCCCAGTGACAGGGAGGGCGCCGCAAGGTTGCCCTCGAAAAGTTTGGAGTAGCGCTGCATCGCCATGTCCAGCGAGCGCTTCAGTCTCAAGCCCAGCGGTGAGTCACGTCCGGCCTGCTCCTCACCAAGCGCCCGCAGGTCATCGTTAGTGGGCTGTTGGGTTCCCTCTTCCCCGAACCCACCCAGGTAGTAGCGCCAGTCCTGCCCGTAGGCCATTACCCCGGCGAGCCCCTGGAACTGCTGCCCAATGGTCTGCGGCGCCAAGCCTTCTGAGAGATAGCCCGCAACCTCGCTTGACGACACGTCGCGTCCGAAATACTGACGCATCAACCCATTGACAGCGTTCAGATAGGAACGGTAGTCGGCCTCGTTGCCGACGACACCCTTCTGGATGCCCTCCTTGATTCCGGGGTAGGTTTGCGCATACCAGGGGGTGCCACGGACATAGGCAAGGGCAAACTGCGCTGCGACCTGGGGGTCGTCGTGCTGGCGGAAAATCTGATCAATCTGCCCGACTAACTCCGGGGGGAGGCCGAGACTACCGAAGTAAGCGGTTGCCCAGCTAGTCGCATCGACTGTTGCCGCTGCGTTCGTTGAACCAGCGCTGGCGGTGCTAGCGCTTGGCGTTGAGGTGACGCCGGCCATATATGTCGCCGTAGCCCCTGCGAGTGCTTGCCCTCCCGGAGTTACGCCATAGGTTACGGAGGTACCGGGGATATAGGTACCGCCGTAGACACCAGCGGCCGACGCTCCCGTTGTCGGAATCCCATAAGAGCTGTACAGGCCCCTTGTAGTCGGCTGCTGGTTCGGGCCAAGAATCGGGATGATCTGTGAAGGGTTGACACCGTTCGCCGCCACCCGTGCAGCCGCCGCCGTTGGATCAACCGGCGCCATGTCTCCCGTGTAACTTTGCACCCACACCTGCGCCCCGAGTCCGGTGTAGGCGGCATAGTTGTAGTCGTCTTGGTTCGGCTCCATCGTCACCGCAAGCGGTGTCGAGCCAACGATCGGCTTGATAAGGGCCGCAACCTGATTCGAGAACTCCCAGCCCGGGGAGCCTGCGTAGCCCTTGCCCGCCGCCTCTATGTCGAGCACGAGCCTGTCGGGTGCGAATGCCTGCGCTTGCGCCACCCGCTGCGCATACTGCTCCGGGGTGATCCCCGGCGGTGCGTTCACCTGGATCGCAACCTGGATGCCCCACTCGCGCGCACCGTCAAGCAAAACCTGGAAGTTAGGATCGTCAGCGACAATGACTAGACCCGACCCCGCTTGCCTCATGGCGCTAAAGTCCGGGTAGGTGCTGGGCAAGTTGACAGCGAAGATCCATTGGGGATTCTGCGTCTGCGCTGGCGCGGGAGACGCAGGGGCGCCATAGGTCGGACCCGCCGGGCTTGGCGATGAGGTTATGCCGTACTGCTGCTCAAGCGCCTGAGCGGCCGGGGAAACATAAACGGCTGTGGAAAGCTGGGGCGCAGTCGATCCTTGCGCCGCATTGTAGGAATTGATAATGGAGTTCTTGTCTTCTTGCGGTAGATACTTCCAAACATCATCCGAGACACCGTAGGGCACTACTTGCTCACCGCCAAAACAGAGTTCGGGTTCGGGGCAATAGCGCCGGGAAGGCGGGGATCTTGCGGCAACGACGGGGCGCCGTTACCCGTAGGGGCGGGGCCAGGCGCAAGGGTCGGAATGTCTCCGGTAACAAGCCCGAGCGTTTGTGCAAAGTAGAGGGCCTTGCCCTGGTATTCCTCGGAGTGTCCGTACTCCGGGGTGTGACGAAGCCAGTCGGCAAATTGATCCTGCGACCAACCGCCGATCGTCGCCTGTTTGATGATGTTGACCCCGTTTTGGTCGGGAATGCCGAAGATTTTGCTGTACACGCCCGACATGGTGGCGGTGTCAGATTTGAACTTGTTGCTCGACACGTAGTCCGGGCGGTCGCGAAGAACCTGCGCGAAGCCCTCCCCGCCGAGATTGTTGACGATCGCGTAACGAATCGCCTCATTGTCTGGCTTCACGTTTGGACCGTAAATGTCCGACCAAACCGACTGATAGCCGGGAGCATTCTGCTTCCACACCGGGGAGCCAACGAAATTCGGACCACGGGCGAGAATGTCAATGATCTTGTACCTAGACTTGCCCGAGACGAGAATGTCCACAACCGCTCGATTTGTCACCGGCCTGCCGGTATAGGTGAGGTAGAGGTCGTTCAAATTTTGCCAGGTGGCGAGGAACTGGCTACGGCGAAGCGATTGTCCGAAGACTTTGATCGCGTGCTTCGCGTCGGCCTTGGCCAGTTTGCCGTTGCGAATCGTGACGTATGGGTCGGTGAGGTCCTGCTTGGCGGTAGCAACATCTACCGAGCGTTGTGCCGCCTCGGTCGGAGACTTCTGCGTCCCCGTTGCGACGTAGCCTTTGGGCACGTCGTTGAACACCGGCCCCCTGTAGCCGGGGTTGTAGTGCTTGCGGTAGGCGGCATCATAGTTGCCGTACTTGCCAAGACCTTGCGCAAGATAGGCAGCGCCCCAGTTGATCGCAAAGGCGGGATTCCGCATCTGCGCTGCGGTAATGTTCGGGTGCGCCCTCGGGTTAATCTGCGCAATTCCCACGCCCTCCCCGGTTGGGGAGACGATTGTTTCAACGGGAACACCCTGGCGCTTCGCCTCCGAAAACGACTCTTTCCAGAGCACCGAGGCGTAGTACACCGGGTCAATGCCGCTGTTGATCGCGGCCTTGTAGATCGCCTGCGCGTACCCGCGCATCGACGGGTGGGAGTTAATGTAGGAGCGGTAAGCCCCCTGCTGCCCCGCCTGCTTTTTGTTCTTCGGCGGGGGAAGAACGAAGGCCATTTACTTACCGAGCAGGTTGGGCAGAAAGTTGGGGCCGAATGGCTCCAGCCATGTTTTTAGCTTCGGGTGTGTAACGAGCTCGGCCTGCAAACTGGTGGCGACATAGTTCTTCCACGCCTGCCTAACATCGCCCGCGCTGTAGTTTCCTGATGTGATCGCCGCTACCGCCTTCTTCGCGTCGTTACCGACAAGCCGATCGAATTCTCGCCGCGTCTCCATCGGAAGATCGGTGTACGGCTTCAAAACCTCGAAGCGATGGATGGTCGGCTGAATTGAGAAGATGTAGTCCCGCAAGATCCCCTCGTAGCCCTGCTTGTCCATTTGCTTGACCACCGCTACCACCTGATCCGCCGTTGCGGCGACGTAGTTGTCACGCTTATAGTCGGCCTTCAGCTTGGCGATAATCGCCCATGCCGCCGAAACCTTCGACGCAACCCTCTTACCGACGATCTCCTTCTCGAAGTTAGACATTGAGGCCCATGTGCCCTGGGACAAGGAGCGAATCTTCGCCTCCCTGTCGGCGCGGGGGGTGTCCGCCCAATCAAGGCGAACGGGGGAGGGGGCGACCACCTTGCCGTCGACTTTAATCGGCTTGTCTTGTAAATCGAGCCAGGCCCGGAAGTCTGCGCTTTCCACGCCCCGGGCTTCGCTCGGCAAGGCCCCCGCCTCGTCGGTGCGCCGTTTAACCTCTCGCCTGAACTTGAGCGCCTGTCTGCCCGCCTCGTACAACTCCCCCTGATCAGCGATGACGCGCTTGGTTTCCGTCAGGTCGCCGAGGGCGTGAAGTCGGGCCTGTAAGTTCTCCTTGGTAAAGGAGGCAACGAAGCGAACGCTGTCATCCCATTCTTGCAATGCTTTCGCGCCCGCGTATTTGTCCATGATCGCGGAGTGAAAGCGAGTCTGGTCGGCCTTTGTTTCCGCGCCTCGCGCTTTCTTCCGTAGCAGCGCAGCCTGGTCTGGGGGGATGCGGTGGTTGGCGACAAGCGTGTTGATATCGAGCAGCGTTCGCTCGAGCGTGCCAATGGTGACGGTGCGCCCGAGTTCCTTCGATTTCTGCGCCGCCGCCCAGGACATCTCTGACGCAAGCCCCACGGCATCCTTAACCGCGCCCGTCACCGGCTCTTTCAGCAGGCTGGATTGTTCCTTGAGTGCATCTTGAAGCAGTCGCCTTTCCAATGCATGCCGTTTCGCCAAACCAAACTCCTGCCACTGACGCGCTTGCAATGCACCCTGGTCGACCGAGCGGGGAGTAAGCCCCCCGCTGACAAGCATCCCGAAACCATCGGCCCAGCCTGGGGAAAACACTGTTCGGCGCAAGCCGGCGCGGTAATGCGCCAATAGCGACTCTCGACTAGCAAGGTCGACCGGGGTTTCGGGGGGGTTCTTCTTCCCCGAGCGCCTGACTGCGGTGACTTGCGGCAAGTTGTTCAGCACCGTCATTGCCGCGCCCGCCCAATCTGAACCGGGGTAGGCGTTTCCGTACTCATCCGTGCCGGAGATTCCCCGGACGAGAAACTTCGCCATCGGCCCAAGCATCTCGTAGGCGGTGTCGTATTCGGTTCCGGGGGCACCGTTTACAAATCCCGCCTGCGCCGTCGAAAGCATTTGTGACAGGGTGGAAAAGCTGTTGACGGAAGTCGGGTTGACAACGACCGGTGCACCCTTGCTGTCGAAGCCCACCGGGATGTAGCCGCCCTGCTTGAACCAGGCGGGCACGTTCTTGTAAATCTCTGGATGTTCCTGCTCTGCCTCCGCCCCGATCTGGGCAAGGATGTCGGCCTTGACCGGATGCTCCACCACGGAGCGAAGCGACCAGACGAGGGAACGGCTCACCCAGGGGTAGACGAAGATGAACTGCTTGAGGAGTTCCCGCTCGACCCAGGCGAGGTTGTCGAACTCGACCATCGCCTTGTTGCCCCGGCGTGACGCTTCGATCACATCCGCTTTTTCTTTCGCGCTAGCGCGGGGGGAGAGGATGCGCTCCATCTCGGCGCGCTGCGCTCGGTTTAGTTCGCCGAGGGGCAGGTCGTAACCGAGGCGACGCAGCTCGTGAATGACCGCGGCGCGTCGAAAAGCACGGTCTGCAACCGCTGTCCAGCCATGGGCGAGCGCGCGCCCGACAATGTTGATTCCGAACAGGTTGCGGTCGGTGACGTAGGAGATCGAGCGTGTCTCCCCACCAAGCTCGTCCAGCGTCCTGGTGATTTTGTCGCCGTAGAGGGTGTTGGCGAACATGGCGCGCAACATGTTCGGAGGGGCGTGATGCCCCTGGTGAAGTACGACCATGCCCGCGTTGCCGACAGCATTTAGGATGTAGGCGACCCGCAGAAAAAGGATGGCGATGCGGGCGGGCTCGTTGATAAGCTGCCCTGCCGCTTTGACCGCCGAGGGAATCGGGGCGCGTTCAATGTCAAAAAGAGCCGGGTCGGCCCAACGAACGTTCGGAATCTTGTCGCTCTCGTCGGGGTAGAGAAAACGGTTGAGATCGTCAAGGGCCTGTGGTTTCAGTACCGCCGCGTCTTTCTCAGTGATGAGTCCTTCGTCGGCCTTATCCAGCACCTCGCGAAGTCGGTCGCGGATTTCGCGGATGTCACGTACCGGCCCATCGAACGGCCCCTTCTTTGTCGCAGTAGAGGCATCCCAGATTGACTTGTACTGGTGAATCTTGCTGACCAACTGAACGGTGCGACCGTAAGATTCCCCTGCGAGGTTGGTTGCGTCGATTCGGAAGTCGCCGATGCGGATGGACTCCCCGGTGAACTGGTGCTTGAGCTCGGTTAGCCCCTGTGGCGGCCCGTAGCCATAGCCCGCATCACGAAGGGCGGGGTACTGGTTTCGTTCACTCGGGCGGCGTGGACTGCGCGCCCTGGAGAAAAACGGCATGTAGATAGAGGATGCGGACTGACGCTCGGCGGGAGCGTCAGCCTCGGCCCTAGCCTTTGCTAGATCAGAACGAAGCTTGACAAGCTTGTTTTGAACCGTCGCCGTGTTGTAGGCAGCTACGCGCCAGGCATCTTGCGTGTGTTGCGCCTTGAGAAGACCCTCCAATTGCCTGATCTGTCCCTCGATACGTCCCGCGCGAGCGCCCGCCACCTGCTCGCCCGAACGAACGACCTGTCCAGCAGCGATAATCCTCCGGTCGCCGATGTCGGGGAGTAGGCCCAACACCTCCATCTTCAGGCGCTCTTGCTCTGCCAGGACCTCATACATCTTCGTCGCAGCTTGCTTGAATCGTTTGCTCGGGTTCGTCAACGCCTTCTCCGCCAGGTCGAGCGCGGCGAGATGGGCGCGATGACCAGCGGCATCTCCGATCCCCTGCTCAATCATTCGCCGGTGGAAGCTACGCCAGGCGGCAAGCGGGTTTGGATCGTCAAGGGTGATGACCTGCAACGCTTTTTGCTCTCCAACCGAAAGGCCTCGCCGCATCCCCTCGGGGAGTTTGCCGAACACTTGCGAAGTACGCTCGGACCAACGGGAGATGTTGTCGAGGTCACGCCTCAGCCCCATCGCCAATGTTGATTCGACGCGAAGACGCGCCTGGCGTTCGCGGCGAAACTTCGCCTCGTCGCCGAACTTCATCCGTAGCGGCTCGAAGACCCTTTCCAGAATGTCTCTTGCCCTCAGCGGCCTAACTACGGAGAGAACGCCAGCCGGATCGCCGCCGCTACGAATCTCCATTCGCCTGTTCGCCCGCTCATTACCGAGCCGCTGGACGGCATTGACAAGCATGTTCTCGGAGCCGAGGCGTTGCTCCGTCGCCCCGCCCTTCCGCATCTCGATCCGTCCGCCGCGCGGGCGCTCGACTAGGTTACGGGCTGCCGCCCCGCCCTCACCGCGTGCCGCAGCCGCCCCGGCACGCCCCAGACGTGTCGCTATCCCCGCCCCCGCGGAGGCGAGACCAAAGACATCAAGAAACAGGTAGCCAGGATTCTCGCCGGGATGTGTAATGTCACGCCCGACGCCCCTTACGATGCCCTTGGCGAGCCCCACGTTCGTTTTGGCGAGGGGCTTCAGCGATCGTTGCCCCACACTACGCGTGACCGCCTTGCCCTCTTCCCAGACTAGGGTGGGCGGCCCGACCACGAGGCCTTGCGAAATCTGTTTGCCCGCCAGGGCGCCGAAACCAATCGCCCTGGAGATGACGCTAGCGGGATTGGTCATCGCCACAACGCTCGCCGCCTGCGCCTTCTCCTGGACGAGCGCCTGCCTGACGAACTTGTCGCGAAACCCCTTGTCTTTCAGATAGGTCTTGAGTTCATCCTCGTGTTCCTGGAGGAACTGCTCGCCCGCAAACCCCTGGGATTTCGCCTCGAAATACTGTTTGAGGAAAAGATCGCGGTCATTCTTTGGGATGCTACGGTCAAGCCCGCTCGACACGGCGATCTTCTGCGCCCTTGCCCCGATCCGTGATGCTCCGACACTGAACAGATTTGTGTACTGGGCTGGATCAACAGGCGAGCGCACAACGTCGAGCGCAAGCCCCGGCGAAGGGTCGAAACCCTTGGCGGCACGATGGGCGTCAACAACCTGGCGGAGCCGATTGTTGAACTCAGGAATGGTGCCGTAAAAGCCGACCGCTTTCAGCGCCGGGTGCGGCCTGCCTGGCGGAAGTTGTCCCGGCCCACGCAAACCAGCTCGATCGTCTGGCCGCGGCGGCGGCGCTATTGGCGGTCCCCCGCCGCTCAGTCTTGCCAAGCAGCACTCTCCTTGTCAAACTCCCGCTTGATGTCACGCGAAGACGCAATCGCCCTAGTAATCGCGGTTCTGCTGGTCGGCTGGGTTGTGTGGGAATGGGGCCGGGCCGTGGGCCGGAGCCAACGACGCTAGCCCGCTGATTTCGCCCAGTCCTGCGTCTCGGGACTGGCGAACGGCTGACTGGCGATCAGCGACCATGTTTCCTGTGCCGGACTCAGGTGGGAACCTCCGGCGGGAACGGTGCCGGGAAGATTGGCGGCAGGCTCACGTAGTTGTGGCCCGAACGGAACGTCGCCCCCGAAATCGGGTAGCGCCATCGTATTACTGGTCGGGGTTGAAGTTGGCTGTTGTGCGACCGCAGAAGTACCTGTCGCCGCTTTCTCGATTCCCGTTCCGACAAGATCGACGTGCGACGGGTCACGTTTACCCCTGTAGAAGTTCGGCTGGTTCCCAGAACGAAGGCTGTACTTGTAGAACAGCCTGGGGGAGACAACCTGCCCGATCGGCTTACCGCCAATGGTGGCATCGACGGCGATGTGCCGGGTGTGTGGGTCTCCGGCAAAGCCCCCAACCTTCTCCGAATATCTGTCGGAGCGGTAGCCGGAGAAGATTACGATGATCTTGCCAAGCTCGCGACCGAGCGCGTTCAACTGTCGCAACAGGATCGGAGAAACGTGCCGCCAGTCCACATCGCGGCGTGCGGTGTGCAGAAACGGATACTGGCTAGAGATACCACCGGTAATGCTAGTCACGGGCGCGCGCCGCAAACTGAGCCGCGAGTGGGTCGATGCCAGGGATTTGCGCGATCAACCCCCACGCTTGCGCACCCCAGGCCTGTGGTGTCATCTCCTGCGGGGCGGGAGTAGGGGGAGCGACTGGCTGTGGCTTTTGCCCAGAGCGCTGGGCGCGACGAGGCGCGTTCAGCGCCGGGTTCTGGGGAACCGGGGCGACAGCCTCGAGTTGCCGTTGTTGGATCTTCTCCCCGTAGGCGGGTTCAGGGGAAAAGCGATTGAAGGAGTTGATGCCGGTGGGATTCGGCATGTTACGCCGCCGCCGCGACCAGGGCGCCTCGTTGTGGCACGCGACCTGGCGTCACTTCAACATGCTCCTCCTGCGGTTCGCCCGAAACCTGATGGAACACGAACCTAGGTGCGTACTGTGCCAATGACGGAGCTGTACCGATCGCCTGCCGATCATCCTCGGTCAACGCAACCTCGATGTCAGCGGAGGTTTCGCCGCGGGCGACGATCTCGCCGACGAGAAATACCCGCCCCCTGACGCCCTGCACCGACTGGAAGGCTGCGACGACATCGTTGAGCGCGATCGCGCCTCCCCGTCCCTGCGGCGCACCTTGCGGCGCCAGGCCCGCTGGCGGGGGGCTCCCGGGCGGCTCCCGCAGGGCGGGGGACATAGCCTGACCCGGGGCGCCGGGTGAAATCGGCCCAACAGGAGGGCCGCCACCTTGCGCGCCGGCAGAACCACCCTGCGGCGAACCACCGGGAAGCGCGAGCAGCGGATGGGGCGCGGGCGCGGGAAGACCGGAGAGGAAAGCCCCCGCCTGCTCCGCTGTTTGTTCCGCGCCCTCGGGCGAAGGCTCTGCCATGAAGTGCTGAAGAACTGCTCCGAGCACACCGTCCTCCAGCGCCTCAGCCAAAATCTCTTCGACCATCGCCTCGTTGTCAGGGATGCCGATGTTGTTTCGCTGCCACTTCTTCGACACGAGCCCGCCGCCGGCAGCCTGGAGGCCCATGACCAACTTCTCGTGGTCGGAGATATGGGGTGAGAAGATGACTTCGTTGCGCGGCGAACCGACAAGATCGGAGCCCTTGCCCGACCACGCGAAGCGCTGCGGCACTAGGTCCATGTTCGACTCAGGGCGGACTCCAAAAAGATAGATTCGATCGTCGCGGAACATGGACTGGGCTATCGTGATCGCCTTTTCGTTCCACGAAACGAGACCGCGCCCAATACCAAGCCCCTGCACATGCTCGACCATCGCCCCCGTTGCCGCGCCCTGAAGCTCGTTGATCGCCTTCCCGGTTGCAACGGAGGATGTTGGGGCGACCCCCATGTTCACTTCCGGCATCCCGGTTCCGATGCGGATGTTGTGATCCATGTTGGCGGCAAACTGGGTGTTGGCGACGATCCCTTGTACCGGGGCCTGGAGGTACTTGGCGTCACCGCCCTCGTTGACTCCCCAAACAGCGCCGGGGCCACGTTCCATGTTCTCCGAGAACTTCGACGGGTTGATGAGAACAAGTTCGGGAAATACCGATGCGAAGGCTGCCTGGATCAAGAGGGACTTTAGCACGTCGCTGGCAAAGTTCAGTCCGACGTATTGCTCGATTGCGCCGTGGCCCCACGGCTCGTCCGGCACGTTGAGAAACTGCACCTGGTCAAAGAGGTTGAACCCCAGGCTGTGTTCGATCCCGTTGAGTTTCTGATCGTCACCCCAGCGGGCGAACTCGCGACCGTCTGAGTATTCCAGCAACTCCACTTCTGGGTCTTGCGGTTGTCCTCGAAGAAACTTTCCGCGCATCCGGTCACCACGGCGCTGATACTTGGGAAAGTCTCGCTTGAGCGCCGATTCCCTGATCTTCCAGCTAAAGATGACGCCGCGCATGTCCCCGTCGAATCCGTGGAAGGGATAGGCGTTTTCGGGAGAGCGCAGAACGACACGAGGAATGTTCTTCTCGAAGTCGGGCCAGATGCCTAGAAACGAGTCACCAAAAACCGGCAGGTACCAGGAGAGCTTGCCGAGTATTTGGCTCATCTGGTTTTCGGACCAGCAGCCGTACAGGAATCGCTCCTTGCGGGTCGAGGCCGCGCGACGCTTCTCCGACTCAGGCGGATCCACGTAGACCTGGATCATTGGCGTCGGAGAAAGAAAGGTCTGGTACTTGTCTACGACTTCCTTGACGACGTTGTGAACGATCTTGAGGTCCGGGCCTACGTCTGACTGGCCCCGCAAATCCTTGAACAGGCTCGCTAGCCCATGGGCCTGTGAGTCGATCGTCTCCCAGTGTCGTCCGTGCCAGAAGTCGCGAAGTTTCTTAAAGGTCGCGTGCCGATCCGTGTAGTCACGATCGAGATCATCGCGGAGCCGCTTGGCCGCCTCGTAGTCGATTGCCACCTACGCGGCCTCCTGGATGTAGTACGGATTCTTGAGGACCCGCCTTCCTGGCGCAACACTCCGCAAGCTTTTCAGCGCCGGGTTACGGTCAAGACGGTTATAGGAGCCGAACTTGGGTGCCGATTCTTGTAGCGCTCGCCACGCGAACCAGAACGCAAGCACCGTGTCCGTGGTGCGCGAATCCGGGTACATAATGAGCTCGTCAACAAACTGCTGCATCCGCCGCCGGGAAAACCCATCCGCCCAGGGAATGTGAACGGCGCCCCGCTCGAACCAGGGGGCCATTGACTGGACTCCGATCTCGGGGTCGGGCTTGTTGGTGCGCGTGGTGTAATGCGGCTCGACTGCGAGTTGGTCTCCCCGCTCGTTCATCTTGTGCTCGAGCGCCTGGAGCAACCCCGCCTGATAGCTGTTTGCCTCCACAACCGACTTGAACAGCTTGTATTCCTGGTGCTTCGCCAGAATCAGGTCGACCTGCTGCGGCAAGGTCATCTGCTCTCGGGTCATGTCTACAACCCAAAAACAGCGTTCGTGGTCGATGCAAGAACCCTGCGCCAAAACAGCGTGCGCACAGAACTTGGCGGAATGCCCTGTTCCAATAGCCGGGTCGAAACCGGAGACAAGACGCCAATTGTCCCCATAGTCGCCGCTCTTGTAAGTGCGGTCGAGGCACCCCGGATATTGGTGCCCAACCGCCCAACCGCCGCGAACGTACTCTTCGCGAAAGACCATGCGAGACGCGTCGACGGCGATGTTTCGATAGCGCTTATTGAATGCGAGCGTTCCAACCTTGGCCTTTTGCTCCATCAGCCGCAGCCAGGGCCAGCGCGCCTCCCAGAGCGTTTTGTGTTCCTCCTCGTCGCGGATCGCATCCTCTTTCTGCATGTGCCAAAGTCGCGCCCCGCTCTCGGGGTTTATCATTTCCTCCAAATCCCCGTAGAGGTCATTGGGATCAAAGCGCGTCCCGACGACGGTAAGCCTAGATTCAATGTGCTCTGGCCCGGTTTCTACACAAAGGTCGAACCAATCTTTTGTCTTCTGGCGCTGGACGGGAGTAGCCGAATTCTTTTCGGTCACAACGTCGTCGCAAATCGTCCAATCCGTTCTATACCCCAGAACGGTTTTAGCACCGGAGCCAAAGACAGTGATCGTCGCCTCTTTCGCGCGGCGGGTTCGCCTCACCACCGACATGCGGCCAAGCGCCCACGGCTTCTGCGAATCGGCCTCGGGCTTGAACGGGCCGAAGTCGCGGGCCAATTCCTCATTCTCCACCAGCTCCGCCTGGATGACGGACATGATCGCCTCACCCTCGGTGTCGTTCTTGCCGATGATGGCGATACGAATGTTCGGGTTATGGCAAAGCGCCCAGATCGGCAGCAGCGTTGAAACGAGGGTGGTTTTCCCGTGCCCTGCTGGGTAGAGAATCAGCGCCCGGTTCTGCCCGATCGCGGACTTGATTAGGCGAAGGTGGAAGTCCTCCAGCCGCTCGATGCGGTGGGGAAAGTAGCGAAGAACAAAAAGGTCTGGATTATCGAGAAGAACTCGTTTCCAGGGCTCCACTCAAGCCGCCCGGCGTTTCTGTGCCTCTGCACGCTCGGCCTGCTTATAGAGCCCGTTGTTCAACTGCGCCGTCCTGAGATATTTGTTGAACGCATAGGGCGCAGTCCCACATTCGGGACAATCCCCTAGTTTCTTGTCGTACATAACGGCACAGGCCTGGCAACGCCTCTCGGTCATCTACCGCGTAACGATGACGACTTCGTACTCGTGCGGCTCGCGTGGAGAGAGCGCCTGGTTGGCGATTGCCCCGCCCTGTGCGATCGACTTACGAATCGCGTTTGCCGCATCCTCGCTTGACTCATGGGCCGAGAGAAATGATCGGTTCCTGATGTCGTAAACCCAGTAAAGGTTCGCCACTACATCTCCTCCAGTTTCGCTCTGACTAGTTCGAGCTCGTCCTCGAGACGTTCGCGCTCGACGAACAGTAGTTCTTTCTTACGCTCATCAGGAAGCGTGGAATCGTTGACGATCTCCAGAACGCTCGTTTGAACTTTCTCGGGATCAGTGGGAAGTTGTTTCGCCGCCAACGCCTTCTGAAAATCAAGGAAGAACTTGAACATGAACGTCGATGGAAGGCTGGTAGGGTCTTCCTTGAAGCGGCGCAGAAGCTCTTTGCCTGCAAGATCACCCAATTGGAGGAAGTCGGAGGAATCGGATTCGACCGACTCCGCCATAGCTTCCAAAACTTTCTCCAGATCAGCCTCGCTGATCTTCTCCGGAGCGGTCACCTGTGACAGATCGCCAGCGAGTCGATCAGCTCGTCGGGCTTGCCGAACTTCTCATCTACCGCCTGGCGCTCGAAGCAACCCTCGATCGTGTAATCGTGAAAGGCGATCGGGGCGCCTGGTTTGGCTTTCGGCACGAACAGGTCGATGTTTTCAAGCACAGCCTGATAGGCGTGGTCGGCGTCGATGAAGACGAGCTCGAAGAACTCGTCGGTGAGGGTGGGGGCCACGTCTTCCCCACGACCGATGATCGGGACCACCTGGTTGATGACACGGTAGCGCAACAGGTTCTTGAGGTAGGTGCCGGCGGTGAAGCCCCAGCCTTTCGTAAAGCCGTCGCCCTGATGCCAGTCCAAGGAAAAGACCCGCTTCGCCGTCGAAGCGAGAGCAATCGTCGAGCGGCCGTAATGCGCCCCGACCTCAAGAACTGTTTTCTCCTGGGCCAGGTCAGCAAGGCGCTCCGACTCTCTGCGCGTCACCGCTGAGGGCACGTCCTCCGCAAACAGCCATGTAAACCTCTTCCCATTCGTGGATGTGCTTGTCAATCGTGTGTTCGAGCGCATGTGCACGGGCGTTTCGTCCACAGTCGCGTCTGAAAGCATCGTCACCCACGAAGGCTTCAAGAGCGGTGCGCCACTCTGCTGGCTTGCTGGCGAAGAGGCCATTAACTCCTTCCCTCACCCAGTAGCGGTAAGACTCGGTGGGAGTCGCGATCACAGGGATGCCGCAGGCCGCGTACTCCATCCCCTTCAGGTGAGACTTGGCTTCGTTGAAACGGCAGGGCTCAAGCGGGACAAGCCCAATGTCCATAGTGGCCGTAATTTCAGCCAGTCGACCCGAGCCAAAAGCGACCCCATCTACACAAATCCTCTGGGCCTGGGAAATGCCCAGAACATCGTGTGTCCGCTCCGCCTTCGGGCCGGCGACAACAAAATCTACCTGCGGATTCTGCTCTAGCCAAGGTCCGAGAACGCCACGGAGAACATGCACATCGCCCTGGTGAAAGTCGTAGGCGCCCATCCAGCCCACTCGCACCCGGTCGCGCTCAACCTCCGACTGCTGGGGAACATCCGCCCACATCTCCCCATCCAGGTAGTTACGGAGAAGGTAGATGTTGTCGCAGTAGTCGGCGTAGTCCTCGACAAGCTGCGGAGTCGAAACCGTCATTGCATCGACGTAGCGGTAGCCGTCGTTCATCTCCTTATGATGGAGGGCGACGGCATTCTTGTAGGCGCGGTGCCACTTCGGCAAGTGGGGACTATCGTCCTGATCGCCGATCACTGTCTTGTTCCCTCGCGTGCCGCGAAAGCCGATTAGATGCGCCCGCTGAAGCACCCACAAATCGACGTCGATTGCCCCCAGATAGAACAGGGTCGAGCAGGACGAGTACTCTTTCTTCGGCGGTGGGGGCGGCGTCCACTTTCCGTCGACGAGCGTCCAGTTGTCGTCCTCGGCGTGCTCGACGATATCGTGAGGGGGGACCGTCGCGTCCCAGCCCTTGCGGATCAACTCCCGCATCGGAAACAAGAGGCGATAGAAGCCGGGGCCGTCTAGGTCGTTGGGCACGAAGCAAGTACGGGGGGTCACGCCAAGGTTGGCATGTGGACATGCTGGAGGTCACGAACAGAAACGATGCAGCGACGGGGAATCGTCAGTGCCATCCCAACCTCGCCATCCTCACCCTCGCCCCAAGAAAGGGTGACCGTCAAGTGCTCATCGTTTTCATGGAACAGATAGCCAGCGGTCCAACAGGTCAGGGTGTCCAAACCATCGCTGAGTTCCTGGCGAGAGTGCCAGGGTTTGTCGCAGTGAGAAACGCTATCTATCCACTCGACCTCTACAAGCCTCAACGCTTCTTCACCTTCGCGCGCCTCGGCAACTTCCCCGGATTGTCGAAGTGGTGTTTCTTCATCCAGGTCGCCCCGAAATGTGCGTAAAGGTACTTCCGCTGCGCCTCACTCTTCGCGGGCATTTCGCTCCTTCTCCAAAGCGGACTCCAGCGAAGCCCGCTCGTTCAGAGCTCTCCGCAGCCAGGCGGACCAAGACAACCCCTGGGCTTCGGCGGCAGAACGCCATCGCGCGTATTCGTGGTCAGAGGCCTTGAAGGTGCGTAGTTTCACTCAATGCTCCGTGTAGATCGAGGGGGAAGGAGGGAGGCAAGAGGATCTAGCGGGGTTTTATGGTGTGAAAATTGGGTGCGTTGGATAGCGGTATTTCAGAAGCGCGCGAATTAACATCCCCGGCTTCGTTGTCATATCGGGCATCTAACATCTCTTAGATGCCTCGTCCTTTGGCTTGCTTAAGCCATTCTTCAGAGATTAGAGCTTACGAAGCGGAGGAATTGAGATCTTTCGACGCCACCTCTATGCGTTTCGAAGTAGATTGTTGAGCAGTCAAGTACTTTTCGGGCTGGCCTACCGCCCGCCCCGGATCTTCCACGGCGGGAACGAACGCTTGCCACGCGTCCCTTGTACGCTCATGGAACTTTCCGTTAACTTTTTGATTTCGCCCGTCATTGTCATTTCCTTTCTTTGCATACCGAACACGAAGCTGATTAAAGGAAGTAGTGCGATTGCCCAATACAATTTCTTTCCGACCGAGGTTTTCAATTACCATCTTGGATTTCATTGAGCAAATCTCCTGGTCCGGACAAGCTACTCCGTTAACCGAACGGGTCGCTGATTATCCCGATCGCTTGCTTGAGATAACCGCCCCTAAAAGTACTTGAGCAGTCAAGTACTTCTCCTCGCGTCCCCCTCATGCCAGAATCTCCTCTACCAATCGCTGTTTGCAGCCCGCCTTGCGCAACCGAACCGCTTCTCGCCAATCGAGAGAGGGAATAGCGGCAAGCCTGCCGGCGTGGTAGAAGTCGAAGCCCCCTTCGCGGATTAGCACATCTATCCGCCAGGCTACGATTTTGACGAGCTCTGTGTCGATGACTTCGGGCAGGGGCTCTGGGTTCTCGGTCTTCTCTGGTTGTCTCCAGAATCCTGGTGGCATAGTCTCACCGACCAACAGGTAAGTACTTGTGAGCGACGTGCCGGGCCGCGTGATGCCCTGGACAAAGCCAGGTCACATCTAGCGGGCGCCCGTAGTCCTCGTGATGGGCGTTGACGTAAGAAACGCTACAGTCCTCTCGCATGGCTGTCGCGTTAGTTGTCCAGACCGCAAGGCGGCGTGAACGCTTTGTTGTGCTGCCCTTACGAAAGAAGAAGAATTCATACTTCCCCCCAGGGGTATAAGCACTCCTTATACTAGACGACGGTCCTCTGAACACCTAAATGAACACCACTCGTCACAACATCTTTAACGGCTGAGGCGTCACCACGCGGCCCTCGGTCAGTCGTTGCCGGGCTACCGTCAACAGCCCACAAGTCGTTCATGCGGCCGTCGTGGCTCGTGTTCTCGGCGCCCCTCGCCTTTCGACGACTAGGGCGGCTACGTTCTGATGCTGTTATAACCTGGCGAGCGCCACTCCCAGGCATGGCCGTTCCAAACAAGCTGGTAGCCGGCGGGGAGGACCTGCAGCGGTCGCTTCGTGTGCCCCGCAAAGTCCCAGGGACCGCGTGAACCACGACGAAACCATGCCTCGGTAACGAAATCACTGATTTGGATGCCATCACGCGTATAGGCGAGTGCATCAGCTTCGACGGGATCGGCGACCTCGAGCGCCCACCACCGACGCAAGCCCGGACGGGTGGAGACGAGCATGCCGCGATTGATCCACGGGTCGGCGAGCATTTCCCACAGCTCGTGGGTAAAGTTGATCGTCCAGGCGTCCCCGAGTCCGACCTGGGCGCGAGGGGCGCCGGCAAGGACATCGTGGAAGGCGGCGCAGAACCAGCAGTCCGGTGAGTCGACCAGCTCGATCGTCCAGGCGCCCGGCGGCGGGGCGGCATAGACCAAGGTCACGGAAACGTTCCAGGCGGGAGCGAAATCCTGGTCGGCCGCGGCCTGAATCGCAGGCAGGGCCGCCAACAACTCGGTCTCGGGAAGCTCGGAGTTGTTGGTGACGTAGATCGGTTGCGCGCGTGCCGCCGCTGCGCAAACGACCAGGACGAGCGCAAGCGCCGCCGCCAGGGCGAGCAGGCGGGCGGCGAGAGGCACAGGTTAGGCGGCGACGGGGAGGTCTTGCGCGGCGAGCGCGTCCAGCCACGCCTGCACTTCGGGGTCACGCTCGGGTTCTTCGTCGGAGCAGTAGAGACAATGCGGGTCCACGCACGAAGCGAGGTGCTCGAAGTCGAGCTCGGCTTCCATTGTGCCCTCCCTAAAGAAAAGCCCCGCTGTCCGGGGCGTTTGCCTGGCGGCACCCGGGTATCAAGGCGCACTACTCCAGGTCTCACTACCTACGGTAGCAGTAGTGTCAAGGAGCCCCGCTGTCCGGGGCGTTTGCCTGGCGGCACCCGGGTATCAAGGCGCACTACTCCAGGTCTCACTACCTACGGTAGCAGTAGTGTCAAGGAGGTTTTTTCTAGGCGAGCCTGCGGCAATCTACGCCGCCACCCGCTCCCCCACCTCGGCACGGAACTCCGGCGGGCGCTGCGGCTCCCCCATCTCCACGAGCCGCCCGCCGTCGTCGAGGTCGAAGCGGCGCCCGATGACAGAGCGGTCCCACTCGTCGTCGAGCCAAAGGAGCGACACATGCACGATGCCGTGGTCGGTGTCGGCGTGGCGGTCGACTATCCAGCGCACCGGCGGTTGCACCTCGACGATCTCGCGGCCGCGCTGCATCAGCCGTTTCTTCGGCCACTGCGGGTAGCGACGGCAGAGGAGGTACCACTGCGCCAGGTGCCAGTAGTCGGAGCGCATCGTCTGCCCCAGGCCGACCTGGACTTTCTTGTTCGCGTACTCGCGGTACAGCAGCAGCACCCGTTCGAGCGCCCGGTAGGTGGGTGTCCAGACCGATGGCATGCGAACGTAGCCATCGCCCATCCCTGGCCCGGAACGGCCGAAGCAGGTTTGGCGGGCGTCGGTGTAGCGGGTAAGCAGGTCGTCGAAAATCTCCTGGCGTAGACTCAGCTTGCGTGGCCTGATCGCATCGGCGAGGTCTGACAAAGACAACCCCCTTCGGACGGATGGATGCCGGTTGTGTCGGAGGTCATGGCCGACGCGTCGCCGCCGGCGGACGCGGCAGCTAGCGCTGCTGGTGGTGCTTGTGTAGGCGGATATGGGCGCGAAGGCCTCTCTGAAGCATGCGTCGTGCCACCGTCTCGAACGATTGCTTCGTGCGCGCGATCTCGAAGGCGACCTCATACCGCTGGAAGGTGTCGACCTTCGTGATCGCTAGCGTTTCTCCGTCTGGGTCTTGCCATTCGATTTCCGCGGGGACGAGGTGGACGGGGAGTTTCATGCGGCCACCAGTTCTTGCTGCGTCGGCCCGCCTTTTTCGAAGATGAAACAGACACGTGCCGCATGCCCGGTACGAGTGAGAATGACGATGCGACGAACCAGGAACGTCCCGGCCGGGCGGGGCGGCTGCTTCACCTGGTAGACCGCGACATGGCCTCCGGTGCGACAAACGCGAACGGCCTCCGCGACGTACTTACCGGGCTTGAGCGGCGGCGTCGAATACAACCACTCCGCCTCTTCGTCCGAGTACGGCGGGTCCAGGATCACCAGGTCATACGATTCGTCCTCAATGAAGTTCAGGTCGTGGGCGTCGCCGACCCAAGTCGGGGTTGTGGTTTCGTTTAGATCGACGGAGTCGCCGATCTCTGCAAGCCCGCCAAAGGGGTGCAGCACTTTCGACGGCTTACCGAGAGTGCGCCACAGCCGTTGTTCAAAGTGCAAGGGGAAAGAGCCCACGTAAGCATCTTTGCGGGGCCGGGGAAGGACCCAGGTTTCGGTTGGAATCACGCCGCCGCCTCCGCCACAGGAATTGTCACGCCACGGCTGGTTGCCTCCGCCAGCTTCGTGTAGTAAGCGCGCAGAGAATCCCCCGTGACCGGCGCACGCCTCGCCTGCAACAGCCGCCCCATCCACGCTGTCGGCGAGAACACTCCCGGGATCCGCTCGGCCGTGAACCAGGCGCCATCCCGCTGATCGGTGGCGTAGAGCTTGCCGTCGTAGAAGGGGTGCAGCCGCTCGGAGAAGTTGACCGGCCAGCCCTCCTCGCCGACGACCCAAGCGCGCATGTCACGCTCGATCTCGAGCAGCACCGCGCCGACGTCGGCCGGGGACATGTCGCCGTAGTAGAGCTGCGGGTACCAGTGTAGGCCGGCGTTCCAGATCGCGACGAAGTCGACGACGGTGTGGTTTTGGAAGGGCATGTTCGTGTAGGCGAGCGGCCGGCCGGCTTGTGTCCCTGTCGGCTGCTGCGGATTGTTCGAGCCGACCAGGCCGCGGTTGCCGGTCGAGCCGAACAGCAGCCGGCGCAGGTACTCGGGAGAGACGAATTCGAGGTCGAGCATCAGCATCTCGCCTGCCACGAGCTCGGTGCAGGCGGCGTCGCAGACTTGGCGGAAGGCGAGCGCCTTGCCATCTGCGGCGAGGCCGTACCAGTGCGGGTCGATGTAACGGCCGGTGTGTGCGCCTTCTTTTCGGATCGCGGCATCCCAGGCTTTCCGCCCGGGGTCGAGCGGGGAGAGGAGCAGGGTGCCGATGTCCCGGTCGTACAGGCGTTGGCGAACGACGCCGGAGTCGGTGCGGCCGATCCAGGTGACGCGGTTGGGGTTCAACTGTCCTCCGTCTCTTCGGCAGTCACGCGCGAACCAACTCCAGCATCGCGGCAACCGGGGACAAGTCCACCGATTCCTGTTCCCCGCGTCCTGTTAGCCGGTCGTACTCATCGAGAACGTCGATGAGAAGCTGGTAGGCGTAGGCGGCGCTGGCGGCGGCGATGGGGTAGGCGGCGGGGGCGGCGTAAGTGGCGGCGTCGGCGGCGCGGGCGGCGTGGGCGGCGGCGTCGGCGGCGTCGGCGGCGCGGGCGGCGGCGTTGATGGCGTTGACGGCGACGGCGACGGGGTAGGCGGCGCGGGCGGCGCGGGCGGCGTCGGCGTCGGCGGCGCGGGCGGCGTAGGCGGCGGCGAGCCTATTCTCCTCGCTTGGATCATCCGCGTAGCGCTCCGCAGCCTCGATCGCCCGCCGTGGTCTGTCATCGCCGGGATGCTTCTGCTCGTAGATATGTAGAACCTTCCGCGCACAGAACATGGCCAGGCGCACCGACAGCTCTTTCCCGCCCGTGTTCGTCCCCATCAGTCGGCCGGTCAGGTCAAGTAGCTTCTGCCGCTCGCCGTTCGGCAAGTGGTCGTTAACGTAGATCGCCAGTTTTCGCAACAGCGGATGCACACAGTCGGGCCGGTCGGTCCAGCCGTTTCGGTCGATCCAGTCGACGATCTGGAGGATGCAGCCACCATTGGCGGGGCTACTGCCTACGCCTGAGCGTAGGAAGGGTACGGCTTCCATAGCTTCCTTTCGTTGAGGTTACCCGGGCAGGAGGGACGGTCACGCCGCCCTCCGTTGCCGTGCACTGGCGATCTCTTGAGCCGTGGGCGGCGGATACGGCCAGTCCCGCGGCGGAAGGTCAATCCCGAGCGGGTCACGGATGGGTATCATGCCGTGGCTGCCGCGCTTGATCGTGCAGCCCGTGTAGCGCGCGGTGCCATCGCCGCTCCGGAAGCGCGGGTCCGGGTTGTCTGGGTTTTTCTTTCTTCGGGGGCCTTCGGTGATGTCGACGACTTCACCGGCGAGTCCGAATGTTCCTGTGGAAAACTCCTCGGCTCTACCCTTAGCTAACGTCTCTTTCTCTTTCTCTGTCTCTAGGCTAGCGGTTTTGTACAATGTGGATACAGAATCGCTAGCAGAAAGTAGGATGAAACCCGCATGGTTAAGCGATTCCAGATGTGCTCTCGTTACTCGCATCTTGAGATCAGCCGACAACGAGACTGCTCGCATCCTGCTCGCATCCGGTCGGCTCGCTGCTAACAGCCAGATCCCGTGAAGCACCGCCCGGGCCGCTGGGGTCAGGTCTGTGTACTCATCGCGGCGGAGTAGGTCGACGTAGTTTTTGATCCAGGTGGGCCGGCGGTCCTTGTAGTGCTGGAACTTCTCCCAGCCAACGATCTGTAGCCAGCCGCTCACGCTGCCACCTTCTGTCGTGCCTCGGAATAAGGATGCAGCGGATGGGAGCGGTCGAGTTGCCAGCGAGTTTGGGTCAACTCGCGCCGTCGCTGCTTGGCTTTCTCCCGCCAGGAAGCTCGGCTTCGGCGTAACGCATAGCACTGGGTTTTCCAGTAGCGACTTGTCCTCCGCGCATTGTCCCGCTCTATAGCCACGCAGGCGAGTTCCCGCTCGAGCGCGTCCACCCGGCGGCGAATGAGTTGCAGGATCTCGGTGGAGCCGAACGGGTCGATTTCACTCGCCCCTCAGTCTCGCAGCCGCCCCGCGAAGCCTGACAATAACCTCTTCTTTGGTTCGGCCCGGCTGATCGTTCCAAATCGAGCTCCCAACTTCCGGGTACGGCAGAATCGTCCCAGGGTCCTCTCCGGTCAAATCTCTGTGCGCCGTGAAAACCGAACCGAGCAGACAAAACCCGCCCTCCTCCTTGCTGCCGAGTGTCCCTTGAAGCCACCCAAACTCCTCCAGCAGATCCGCTGCCCGTTCCAGCACATCCGCCCTCGTTACCTCACGTGGGGGGTTTGTCGGCTCAGCAAACGGGACGGCCCCCGGCAACCGTTCTTTCTCGATCACGCTCATGCGGCTTCCCTTCTCTCGTGGCCCTCGACTTCATCCGACCCCTGTATCCGCAACAACGCCCGGCGCGCCAACGCACTCCACTCACTCGCCTCCAGTAGTTCTTGCCTGTCCGCCAGCGACAGCCGGTAGCAGGACTGGCAGAAGACAGCACCAAGGGCGGTGCGGGCGTCGCTGACGCCGCAGGGGCAGAAGTGGGGGATCACGCCGCCTCCTCCCACAGCGGGTCCTGGGTGGCGCTCGCGGAAGGGGGCGACACGGGTTCATCTCGACCCGTTTCAATCGAGCGCGCGCTCTCCGATCGCCCTCCTTCCACCAACGCCGCCAGTTCTCTCGCCCTCTCCACCCCGGTAGGACGGAGGGTGGCATCGAGTTCAAAGAACAAGACTTCGAGGACTTCTCTTGTCGTAGTCGCGCCGGGAGCAAGATTTCTTTCGTTGCGGCGGGCTTGTGAAAGCAGCCCTCGTTCTGCCTTCGTAAGGAGAGGAGCAACAGACGCGAATCGACTGGTCATTTCGCCGCCGGACTCGGCTCTGTATCGCGATGGATCGGAAACGTTTGCACCCAGAGAATCGCCTCGCGCAGGGTGCTGAAGTTTCCAATCATCCTGGTCACTATGTCGTCGTCATAAATCTCGTTGACGTATGCCTGGAAGAGTCCTTGGGAACCGCGCTGGATTACGTGACCGCTGTCTTTGTTCACTATCCAGGCGTTGATAGGCTCTGCGGTAACAGTGATGGTGATGACCGCGTTCTTCACGCTGCCTCCTTTACGGGGTCGGCGGCTCGCCGCAGATATCCCGCTAGCGCTTCCAGATACTCCGGAGTATCCGAAACCTCCAGTTTCCGGTTGCAGCGAAAACACAAGAGGCCGCGCGGGTTGCCGAGATTCCTGTGCTCGTGATCTCGGTAGAGTTTAAGCGGCGCCCCGTCCGATTTGGAGGATTCGCCACAGGCCCCGCAGGCTTCCCCGACCCCGTGTCGTTCCAGGTTGATCGCCACGAAGTCCGAGAAAGTCAAGCCGCGCAGCACAATCATGTGACGAGGCTCTCGCTTGCGTGGCCGTGCGGCACCGCATTTGACGCAACGCCGTTTCATCGCGGGATTGCGATAGCCACACTTGCGGCCATCGCGCTGGCGCTTGCAGGTCCAAGTGCGAAGATCGGGCTTGCCGCTCACGCCGCCGCCTTTGCCTTAATGTGCTGGCAGGCGACGAGGAGCAGTAGTCCGGTGAGGACGCCGGCGAGGAAGTAGCGGGCCCTCATTGCTGGCCGAGCACCGCCGCCTCGAGAGGCGTGAGATCCCACGTCGCGACGACGGCCCAGAGGTCGCCTCCGATGTGCTTCAGCAGCGCGGGGTCACGCCCCGGCGGCTGCGGCTCGCGCTGCCAGTTTTCCACCTCGAAGAGGACGTGATAGCCGGCAAGACGGTTGGGCCGGTATCTCGGCGGCACAGTCGGAACGAGTGCGCTCCAGATCGTGCCGTTGCTCGTGTAGCGCTCCTTCCCCGCGTCCTCCTCGAAGGCTTCGTCGATCTCGACGATGTTCTGACGCGCCTCGGAAAGTTGCCGCCAATTCGGCGTCTTCGCGACGGAGAAGGTGATGTTGCCGCGTGATGTGACGCCGATCGTGTAGACGTGCCGAGCGTCGGCTCGTGCGACCGCCAGTTTCGGCAAGGCGCACGTGAAGTCACCCCACGCGGCCCGCTGCATGAGCCCTCCTGCCCTGATCGTCTCGGCGAGGCGGAGCAGCGTCGTGCCATCCGCGAGCTGCTTCCACGCGCGAGCCATTTCCGTGTCGAGACGCCGCAGCTCGAGCTGCGCCGCTGTCGCCTCGTCTCGGAGCGGCTTGCGGATCTCCGTGCGGTACTCCTCGAAGAGCCGCTTAGCGACCTCAGGCTCCTCAGTGATCGTCTGAAGCTCCATCACGTTCCTCCCTTCGTCGTCCCTCGGCCAACCGTCCGGGTCCCGTCGCTCACCCGTGCGTCCGTTTCCTAGGAGCCTCGCGGGCGTCATAAGTGCGATGACATGGGCGGCACAACTCGCGGTAATCAGAACGGTCGCGGCTATATTGGCGACCACCGATCAGCGACCATTCAGTCTCTTCTATGGCACCGCACTCCTCGCACGCACCGGTCTTGTGAAGATGTCGCCGCAGCCACTTGTGAAGCGCCGAGTAGTCGATCTCGGCCGCATCTTTGATCCGTCTTGCTGCTGCCGCAGCCAGATTCGGGAGTCGCGTGGGCGAATCCATCCTCGCGCGATAACTGTGTGTGCGAGCGTGATGTCCCTGAATGAATCTGATCGGTTCGCCTTTGACGTGACCAAGCCCGCGCCGCGTCCGGTTCGCGATCGGTGCTGGTGCACCGCAGCCGCATTCGCAGGGTTTTGGAGACTGATCGGGCATGGAAAATGCGAGCTGATTACCCATGTGTTTTCTTCCATTGGCGCTCCCACCGGACAGCCTCTCGGACAGTCAATGGTCGCCCTATACCGCGGCAGGCGCGATGCCAGAGTTCCAGCTCGATGCGATCGTCGCGGTGCGCCTGGGGCCAGGGCTGAGGCCACAGATTCTTGGAATCGGTTGGATGACCTCCGAGCGCCAAGCTCACAAGGTGGTCCTCTTGATAGTCGGACGGGTCGGTGTCGGTGTAGCCGAGCTCGCGGATCTGCTCGACCTTCAGCCGGGACGTATACGACGACGGGGGCCGTGCCGAGTGGCCTTCGCAGCCTGGGCCTTGGTAGACACCCGACACTTGCGGGAGGATCAGCGTCGCGATGGTGAGAAGTGCGGCGATCATGCTACGGCCTTCGTTTTGAGATCAAGAAGGTGGGGCTTCATGCCACCCGCCGCGCCGGAATCTTGTACCCGTGGTCGCGACAGAGACTCCCCGGCTTAGCCTCGGTTAGGGCGGCGCAGTAGCCGACGCCGTAGGCGGCGCGCATGAAGGCCGCGGCTGCCTCAAGGTTCCAATCCTTGATCTCGTGTGCTTCGGCCCAGAGGTCGAGAAGGCGCTGGTCGATGTCGAGCTCAAGGAGATCGACGCGAGAGGGAGCGATCACTTTGCGGGCCTCTTTCCGCTAAGCCAGCCCCGCGTCCCATACGTGCGCCAGATGTCTTCGCAGACGACGCATGTACAGCGCTGACGCGAAAGGGGGCCGAGAGGCCTTGCGGGGTCACGCGGCGCCCCGCACCAGTATTTGGCGCGATCAATCGGGTCGGCGTAATGGCGCTCGCGATTTGCGCGCGCCCCCCTTTCGCTACGTTCAGCCGGCTGAGGTAGTGCCCCCGTGCTCACTTCTCTCCTTCTGTTACACGCGCGACGCTGTTAGGGGGGGGAACTCCTGCCTCGGATACGACGAGCGCCACCTTGTAGCCAGGGATGCGTGGGATCTCTTCCGGGGCTAGCACCACAATTTCGGCGCTCCACCCCTTGCTAGCCAGACGAATCCCAGGATCACGCAGTCTCTCGGTGATCGTCCGCACGAATATCTGCTCGCGCTCGTTCACGCCCCCCTCCGTTCCGGGCTGTTAGAGAGGGGGGTCACGCGGCCGATGGCCTCAAGTTGCGGCGCAGAGCGAACACGAACGGCAAGGCCACCGCTGTCATCCTGGCATTACAGCGATCGCTCATCTCTCCGCCCTCATCACGGCATCCTCAACGGTTCGTTCGCAAGCTCCGCCTCAAGGCGGTCAATGTGATGAAGGAGAACGAGCGTGTTGATCGTTCCAACACGCATCTGGCGGCGCCCTTCTCTTGCTACGCGAAGCTCATTCACGAGCGCCTGTGAACCCGTGTCGCGTATGTACTTGTTGGCTTGGCGTTGACAGTCATGGAACCGCTCGACTTCATCGCCACGTTTCTCAAGAGCCTCCAGGTGGTCGCTCATCTTTCCGCCCCCATCTTCCGCGCCGCTTCTTCTGGGATTTCGCAGCGGATCACGTCATGGGCAACCGTCGCCCCAGGTAGCCGGATTGTGCAGACCCAATTGCCGTCTTTGGTCTGTGTCCACTCTATGGCGAACGTCTCGACCAGTTTTCCCTCGCGCCAGAGCTGGGCCTCTGTTGTCTGCTTCATCGGGCTCTCATTTTCCGCGCCACATCCTCGATCGTCATGTGGCCGTAGATGTCGGCGGTGGTCCTAGAGGACTCGTGCCCGAGGCAAAGCTGTCGCTCCTCCAGGTCGAACCCAAGGGAGCGCAGGATCTCGTTGTAGGTGTGCCGGGTCGTGTGCGGCTTGCGGTAAGTCACGTCGGCGTCCTCGATGCAGTCCGCGTACCAACGCTGGAAGGCGGAGGTCGAAAGCTCGTTGCGGCGCAAGTGCTTCTCTCGGTAGCGGGGCGGGTTGTTGGGGCCGCGGGTCTTGAAGAACACGTGGTCGTCTCGGTTGAAGCGCTCGAAGCCATCGAGCTCCGCCAGGGCAACCAAGGCGAAGTCGAGCAGCGGCACGATGCGGGGCTTGTCCCCCTTGCCATGCCGAACTACCAGCCGTTCGCGACCGAGGTCAATTGACCCCCACTGGAGACGAAGGGCTTCGTCGCGCCTGATCCCGGTTCCGAACAGGAGGGAGAAGTAATGGCCGTGCGGGGCGGGGAGGGCTTCGAGGAGAGCGCACTCGCCCTCGCCGAAGATGTCGACCGTAGGCCGGGCGGTCTGCTTGACCCTGACCACCCTGTCCATCGGGTTCTTTACAATCCGCTCTTGCTGGTAGAGCCAGGTGAAAAACGCGGAAGCTATAGCACGGACGATATGCCGGCTTTTGCGCGGGTGGTCGATGATCCAGCGCTCGATGTCGGAGGCGGTGAAGTCGTCTACCGGCTTGTCCATGAACATGCGCAGCAGCCTGGCGATCTCAAGGCGGTAGGCGTAGATGGTCCGGTCGGCCCTGTTGGAAACCTCTAGCGAAACGAGCCAATCAGCCAAGTCCGGGGCGGCTCGCGCATTCAAGTGCGTGAGGTCGCGCAGGAAGGCGGAGTCTACGACGGTAGGACGCTCGATAGCAAGGGCGCTCACGCCCGTCGCCCCCATACAGCCCAGGCGGCTGCCGCGAGGAGGATTAGGGAGAAGAGGGCGATTCCTTCGAGGGATTTCATTTGGGGCGCCGCCCCGCCGCAGTCGCCGTCAGGCGGCGCTCCGCGAGTGGGACGGTGGTCCGGCTGCACCGGGAGGCTGTGTGCATCCATGGTTCCCGCTCGCGCAACGTCGTCACCTATACCTACCTTTGAGTTTTTGGCTAAACCGTGTCAGGGAGCGCAGGGACTCGCGGCGGCGCTTTCTAACGAGATCCTTAGAAAGCAGGCCGAGGCAATGCGCGCAGACCGCGTGGCGACGGCAGGCGCAGGTCACGCCGCGACCTTTTTGAGTTCTTTCTCCAACTCATAGGACTCACGCCACAGAAGGAACTGGCGCCAGCCCAGGTCAAGAATGCTCTGGGGATACGAGTGAAAATGAAAGTCGCCATGCTCCTTGCCGACCCTGAGAAGTTGCGCTGCATCCGGGGCTGTGTTGCCATCGCGCTCGCGCAACAGCTGTCGGTAGGCCCCGAGTTGGGCAAGCATCGAGGAATACACACCGCCCGATGTTTTCCAATCCAGCAGCTTCAACGTTCCACCTACGAGAGCCACCGCGTCGAGGGTTCCTCCGTAGCGATACCTCTCACTGATAAGCGGGGCCTCTGTCTCAATGACGTTGAGATCGACCTGCTCCGCCCAGTCGAGGAAAGCCTTGAAGCCCGACCAGGCGCCAACGAGAAACTCTGGCTCGTCCTGTGTCGGGTAGTACCCGTCGCGTCCGTGGATGTACGACTCGATCCAGCCATGGACGAGAGAGCCAACCGATGCCGCCTCGTCACGTTTTTCGTCAATGCTTCGTCCGGCCAATCCCTCTTTGTTGGCCCAAACCATGAGTTGTCGGGTCTTGTAGAACCCCGTGATGGTCGTTACTCCAGGGACGCGGATTCCATCAGCGGTGAAGTAGCCCTTCATCGGTCTACCGGCGCCTTGCTTGACAGCGCTCACGCCCTCACCTTCTGTTACGGCCATCAGAACGGCACCACGACAACGCTGACAGTGGAGAAGAGCGTGTCGCCAGGCCAAAAGTGTGACTTAAGACCCCCGCACGAGTTGCGCGTAAGCTCTTCGCCAGCGGACGTGACCGACCACTCATCGAGCCGCCACTCCTCAGTCGGAGAAAAGATCGTCGGCTCCGCTGCCACCACACGATCCCCGAGCTCTGACGGCCAGTAGGGGAGCCAGCACTTGTCGCTCGCGACCTCCCTACCCTTTTCCCATAAGTGAAGAGTGAAGCGATTGCCTGCGCCATCAATGCGCTCTAGCAATTCGGCAGGAAGTAGCGGTACTTCCGTGACAAGGCCAGAACCAAGCTCGGGGCGAACCTCTGGAAGCGTGATGCTCACGTGCCCACCCCCACCTTCTGCTTCCACTCCGCCAAAATCCCATCAGCCCTAGCAGCGTCTGTCGCCGACAGATTTGCCATCGACTCGATCTCAAGAGCACCCTTCAGCGCAGACTGGACCTGCTCGCGGGGAGCCCCCCGCGCCTCGGCGAGCTCGGTGATGATTGCGTGGATACGCCTACTGGCAGCGGCGGAGGCTGGCCGGGTTTTTTCTTCAGCGGAATTTTGGGCAGCAAATTCGCTTTGGCGTTTCGGCGAGACAGCCGTCCAGGGCCGTGAGGCGGACGCCCCATCATCATCCTCGTCGGCGGCGATCCCGAGCAGGGCCGTTAGCGCATACCTTCGCGCGTAGGTGACCGCGCCGCCCCAGGTCTGTGGCGTCTGTTCTCCGGCGAGAATCAGGGGTGTCTCGCCAATAAACTGCTCGCCCGAATCGCCGTGAAGCAGCGTGGTAATGAGTACCTGTGCCCCGTCTTCTCGCAAGCTGGGCATCTGCAAGAGGGAGAGCCCATGTTCGTTGAGAACGGGGATAGCTTGCTCCAAGAGTGCGGTCAGGGAGAGGTAGGTGTAACTAAACTTCGCCCCCGTTTTCTTGCTGACGACTTCAGCCTTGCTGTCCTTGTGAAGGGCAGGCATGGCCTTCTGTGTGGCGAGCAGCGCAGCCGCCAGAGGATTCTTGCCCTCACTCACGCCTGGTCCTCGTCGGCGGCGTAGTCGAGCGACGCCTGCCTGGTCTCATAATCGGGAAACGGGGCCGCCATGAATTCCTCCCAGCAGACACGGAAGCGGCGCACGTCGGCTTCGAGCAGGACGAGCGAAACGCCGAGGCCGAGGAGCGGCGACGGTTTCCGCTCGGGGAAGAGATCGTCCATCGGGGCGAGGGAGGCCATCAGGCGGACTCAGCCTCTTCCAGCGCTGCCTTAAAAACTTTCCGAACACGTTGCTTGGCGGCGGCATCTGAGCCGTAGAATGTGAGTTCCTCTACGGTCGTGTTCTTATCGCCATCCACGTCAGTGGGGTATAATTCGCGCGCCAAGCGATTGATGCGCCGCATTGTTTTGACGTAGAGACCAAGGGCACCTGTTTTTGCGCGTGACCGGGGGGTCGCCAGTTGAGCGTTTGTACGCCGCTCGTCCTCGGAAATGATCTCATTGGTGAGTTGGAAGATCGCGTGTTCGATGCCGCCGATTGCACAAGTCGCTGCGACTTTTTTCCCGTTTACTTCAGCTAGTTCCATGTAGTTGCCGTTAGCGTCATGAAAGTAAGCGCTGGTCGTGAAGCCGTCGCGCTTTTGGATCTGCTTAATTGCAGCGCGGATCACATCGGCCTCGGTCGGGTTCATGCGGCACCGCCTGGCACGTCGGCGTAAGCCTTCCGCTCTTCGAGTGTCGCTTCGACCGCCATGCGGATGTCGCGGTCGGTCGCGCCGTGGGAGATCGCGTAGCGGACCGCCTGCATCAGCCGAATCTGCGCGTTCTCTGCTTCACGTGGAATGTTCACGCGGCCACCTTTCGCGGAGAGAGGGCGGCCCCGCCGTCGCGGTTCTCGGCGCGAGGGGAGGAGGCGGGGCCGGACTTTGCTCGCCAGCGGCGATGATAATGTCTGGCGGCGCAGTGGCGGCAGCCGATCGTGTAACCATCCATCGGTCCGCCGCAACCCGCGCACGACCGGCGGCCGGGGGCGGAAACCTTGCGCCAGCTACGCTGCGAGTGACGACGCGTACATTGCTTGCAGCCCATCGTCCGCTCGTCCAGAGAGCAGCCACAGCCGCCGCAACCTCGGTTGAAGTCTTGCCGGAAGTGGGCGGCGAGACGGTGGTCGCGCGGGCGCAATGTTCGGCGTCTAAAGGCACGAAAGAGTGCCGCCTGACACGATTCGGGGCTGGCGTATCCGTAGCGCCGGTAGATTCGCTCCGCAATCCATCCAGTTGAGAACCCCGCTTGGTAGATCGTCCAGATTGACCGGATCTTGGAGCTGGGGATGCGACAGTCGTTTCTCACGCCGCCACTTCCTTCTCCTGCTCGATCCGCTTACCGAAGCGGTCGACCTCGTAGACCCTGCCGCAGACTCTTGGCGCCTTCACCTTGGCCGGGTACACCGCCGGGTGATGGACAACGACCTCTTTCAGTCGCACCGGGCAGGCGACGAAGCGGACATCGCTACCGCTGTACCACTGCAAGGCCAGAACAGGGGAGGGGGAGAAATGGAGACCGCCGCCACACTCGGCTTTGCCACCATCCCAGTCGGGTGCCTTCGGCTTGGAGCCGGGGGTGTAGAGAAAACCGTTGTGGGGTGCGCCAAACACATCATTCAACGCCTTGTACAGGGTGACTACGCCCCGCCTGACCGCAACGCCGTAGTAGTCGCACCACTCCTCAGGGGTGCGAGGCGCCTTGACCTCGATGACGATGCCCCCGGAGATCGTCGCCTCGCTGTTTTCGGGCTTGTGAATGGCGACGTACTTGGACGCTTCGACGTGGCTCGATCCCCACGCTTCGACGTGGCTCGATTCCCACGCTACGACGTGGCTCGATCCCCACGCTACGACGTGGCTCGATCCCCACGCTTCGACGTGGCTCGATTCCCGCGCTTCGACGTGGCTCGATCCCCACGCTTCGACGTGGCTCGATTCCCGCGCTTCGACGTGGCTCGATTCCCACGCTACGACGTGGCTCGATCCCCACGCTTCGACGTGGCTCGATTCCCGCGCTTCGACGTGGCTCGATCCCCACGCTACGAAAAACCCGCGGCGCACGACAGCC